AAGCATCTCTTCGGAATGCTCTTGCGTTTGCGGCACGAACTGAAAAACCAATGGTGACTTCTGGAATTGCTGATGTGATTAGTCGCATTAACACTTTGATTGGAACTCATCAAATGTTGGATAGTTTTGAGAGTATGATGGATGGCAAATCAGGATTCGGTAAATTCTTTTAATAGGAGAAAACTTATGACTGACAAATATCTAAGTCACGAAGAAATGTTGGAGATTGCGGAACAACGAGAAAAAGAAAACGAAGAAGCAACCAAACCTAAAAGTCTTGGAACATCATTAGAACAGTGGTGGGATTCTGAAGCACACAAACAACTACAAGAAACATCAGAAGCAACAGTTCAAAGAGCATTAGAAAAGTATTCTATGCTTTCCGAAGATGATAAGTATGACATGGTTCAAGCAATCTGTCATATTATGTGTGAGGCAGAAAAGAAAGGTGTCAGTCATCGTGGTCTAATGGATGAACTGGGTGTCTATCCTGCTGGTTTCTGGATTTTAGAACTGATGGATGTTCATAATTCATTATGGTCCGAATTCAGAAAACGTAAGAATGATGCCGAGTTAGACCGAGAGATTAAGGTGCTTCAAGACTTTGGGGAAACCTGAAGATATTCTTAAGGAATTGTCATATTCCTAGATAGTGTGTTAGAATGCTGACATACACATATGGAGAACTTTATGGAACTAACAACTGAAGAATGGAACGAACTCGTAGCACTCAAAAACGCAATTAACTACAATCCAGCATCAGTTCATCCCAAAAAAATGGAACTATTTACAGAACTTCTTGTAAGGTCTTGGGAAGGAAAGGGGGATGATAGAACCTTTGATAAATAATCAAAGGTATTTTTGTATCTAAATGATTTCGGAAGCAAGTAGAAGAGAGAAGATTGCTAATGCTGTCCTTGGTGCAACATTTGCATTAAGTGCAGCACAATCCCCCAAAGACTTTGTAAGAACAGGAAATATTGAAAGTCCTGGAACTGCTCTAATGCAAACTTGGGGAAGAAGAAGAGGAGAAGCAGAAAGAAATCTAAATAGTGCTAGAGTTTCGGACCCAGCAAGAAATAAAAAAATGAAAACATTTAGAGAGTTTTTAGAAGAAACATATCTTTCTGAAATGAGAAAGGAAGATAAAGTTGCAGGAAAGCAGAAAACTCCACTTTATAATGTTAAAACAAATAAAAAATTAGAAAAAACACCAGAAGGTAAGTGGGAAACGAAGACCACCACTTACAAGAGACCAAGTGCAGAAGCAACTTTTGGAAGGTCAATGCCTCTTCACGCACACGGAAAGCGTAATGGAGTATCAGGAATCAATCGTGGTGTGAAGCAAGCAGATCAAAAGAAACCATATGTGCCAACACCTGACGCAAAGCAAAGAGCACATCATAAAACTTTCTTTAGATATCATCACGGTGAAGTAGCAGATACTAAAAGAAAAGAAGCACAAAAAACTGGATTTACACAAGCATCAAAAGAATGGAGTTCGTCCAAACCAAAGACTAAACCAAGTGCGGCAGAACGTATGTCGGCAGCAGCAGATAAACTTGGACTGAAATGAAAACATTTAAAGAGTTTTTAGAAGAATCATATTTAATTGAAGCAAGACAACCAACATTTTCAAGTAGAGCGGAACTTGAAAAGCACCATAAAGGAATTCCATCAGGAATGGTTGCTAATAATGCTGGAAGTTCTGAAAATCCAAAATGGAGACTTGTGTCGGCAGCAAATAGAAAGGGACAAACACAAAGAAGAAAAGAACGTCTTGGGGCAGTTACTGGTGAATTATCAAATAAACAAAAACGACAAACAGGAACAAAAAGCAGACTTGCATCAAAAAGAAAAAAAGAACTTCATCACATTACCCCAACAGAAGAATCTGATAAAATAAGACGTTCTATGTCACCTAGTGAGTGGGAGCAAAGAAAAAAAGATGATGCCAAAAAAGGCATATACCACGGGAATCATCCAAGAAATTTAGCACTTGCAAATCCATCTCACGAACCAACAAATAGTCCAGGACTTCATCATTCTGATTATCACGCATTTGAGAGAAGAAATAGAAGAAAACTTGATAGTGTATCAAACGCAATAAGCACAAAGGATGCTTATCGTATTCTAAATAATAAAAGGAAAAGAGAACAGAAGAGTAGATGAAAACCTTTCAGCAATTCATCGCAGAAGCAAAAGAGAAATCTCACGATGAAGTAATGAAAAAAATGAGCACAAATTGGAACCGGAATAATCCTGGTTCCAATTTTAATGTTGAATATAGACCATCAGAAGACTCAAATAAAAATCACATATATCTTGGATTGATTGACGTAAAGCACGGAAAAAGAAGAGCAGGCAAAGGAACTAGATTTGTTCGTGGAATTACAAGATACGCAGATAAACATAAGTTGCCAGTTAGTGTAAAACCAGTCCCAGAAAAAGGATATGAAGATAAATTAAAATCTTTTTATTCCAAACACGGATTTGAGGACAATAAAACCAAAGAGATTGCCCCACATCCAATGATTCGTAATCCCAAAAATAAATAAAAGTAAAACGATGAAAACTTATCAAGAGTTCGTAGCAGAAGCAAAGAAGTGCTGGCCTGGGTATAAGAAAAAAGGCACCAAAAAACTATTTGGAAAGACTTATAATAATTGTGTAAAAGCAGAAGGATATGTTCCTCTTCGCACATCAGATGAACATTATGATGATGAAGGTTTCCCAACAACAACTAGAAGTTGGTCTAAAAAAATGACAAATGCTAGACTTTCTGTTGGAAAACAAAAAATGAGGTCAAGATATGATATTGGTGACCCAATTGGAAATTTAAGCAAAGGAGTTTCTGCTAAAAAAAGACTTGATGCTATGAAAAAAGTTGATGATGAACCAGAAAGTAAAAGAGCAAAGAGAAGTCAAGCAAAAGCAGCAGCAAATAAACAACTTGGAACAAATAGAAGAAGTCTTCAAACATCTTTGGATAGAGAACATCTTACCAGAAGTTTGAAATCTAGTTGAGGGACACCTAATAGACTGGCATAAGACCCCACCCAGGGGTCTTTTTTATAAATACATAAAAAAGTATTTGTAAAGATGAAGACTTATCAGCAGTTTATGATTGAGGCACAAGAAAGTATCTGTGAGGGTAAAGTGCCTTGGAATGACCCAAAGAACCCACTTCAATCTGGATATACTCCAAAAGAAAAATCTGAAGCAAAAAGAAGACAACTTGGTGTAGATGACCCAAACACATCTTCTTTTGAAAAAGGTGGTCCAGGTGAAAAAGAATATGCAAGACATGGAAATCTTGCTGCAACACAAGAAAAAATGAAGAAAAGGTCTAATCAACCAAAAGGAAAACCTCATCAATTTCGTAAAAATCCTTTTTGGAAAATGGACTTGGGGCAAGTAAAAAGAAAGATATTTGGAACGGAGGTTCCAAAAAATAAAAGAAGTTCATATGAAGGAAAAAATATGCCTTCTTTTACTAAAGATTAAAGCCACTTCCCAAACCGGCACAAGACCCCACCCAGGGGTCTTTTTTATAAATAACTAAAAAGTAGTTGTAAGATGAACTCACAAGACCTTCACAATCTTCAAGAAGCATATTTGGATGTTTATGAACTTGATGAAGCAAAGACACCTCTTCCTGTTGGAAAGATGGACGCAAAAGCAAAAGAATTGAAATCAAAATTTTTAAAATCAAAACCTGGAAGTCCCGAAGCAGGAAAACTTATTTCAAGAATAAGTCAAATAACAGCAACAAGAGATAGTAAAGTGGTTTCTGATAGTTATGACCTTTACGACATCATTCTTTCTCATCTTCTTGATGAAGGTTATGCTGACACTCAAGAACAAGCAGAAGTCATTATGGTGAATATGAGTGAAGAGTGGAGAGAAAGTATTTGTGAAGCAATGGTTGATTCTGGTCTAAAAGGTCAAGAAAAGAAAAAAATTAGAAATGAAAGAAACTTTGGAACAAATACATTATCCAAATCCAAATCCACCAAAGAAAGACATAAAAAGCATAGAGAAATACGAGGTATGAAAAAAATAAAAGGTGATAAAACTGGAGAAAAAGAATCTTCAATTTTATCGCAAAGTTCTAGGGTTCATAAGTCATATAATAATGGATATAATAGAGATGGTAGTTATATGGGTTGAAGACCACTTCCCAAACCGGCACAAGACCCTTGCCGGACCCCAGACCCCGTGCTATGATTACTAGGTAATCAAATGAATGGGGCACGATGGAAGTTCTTGAGATTAGCACCTCTGGTGCGATTGCTAAACTTTCTTTCAATACTGAAACCAGTGAAGTTGGTGTGGCATATACTTACAAACCTGATAAGTTCTATCTTTTCAAGTGTGATAGTATTGATGGTTTCAAAGACAAACTTTACACTGCTTTTGATAATGGAGAAAGTGTTGGTAAGATGATTTCTCAAATGAAGAAAGATGGTGTCCTCGTGACTGTCTAGTTTTTTATTTTTTCTGCTCCTTTAGCTCTCTGGCGAAAGCACCGAACTCATAATTCGGCTAAGGTCGGTTCGATCCCGACAAGGAGCACTTGGCAATCATAACTTTCTGTGGTATGATTGTCTCATCGGGAGGGTAGTCCAACGGCAGGAGACACCAAACTTAAAATTTGTCCAGTGCGGGTTCGAATCCCGCTCCTCCTATCAAAATAAATATAAGATATTGAAACACAACAATGTCTTATAAGTTTAAAATCACTCACGCATACTGTTGGTACGATCAATGCAGTATGATTGTGAAAATGTACTTTATTCAGGACATTCCATTTACCTTTGATGAACTTCCTGAAGAAGCAATATATGATAAAGAACTGATTGAAATTGCGAATAAGTATTACCACTATGAACCAGAAGATTTGTATAAAAATTCATTCTATCTTATAGATGAGGAGGCACATCCTTGTCTTTTTGATTTGGAATTGGAAAACCCAGAAGATATGCCTTTATTTAATGAATACTGAAATTATAAATAAATATATTAAAACCATAATAAAGTTATGAATTACAAGGATCTACAGAATATTGCGCTTCTTTCTCAAGAAATTCTTACCGAATCAGCAACTCAAAAGCACGATGCTTTGGATCGTTGGCCTTATACTTCTCCTTATCTTCAAGAATCAACTGAAGTTTCTGAAGAAAGAGCACCTGGAGTAAAGCCTTATCAACCCAGGGAACGTAATCCTCTTCCTAAAGAGAAACCACTCTCGGGTGAAAAAGGAGATGCAAGTGGTTATGGTGCTGATAAGAAGTTCACTCAAGATACTGATAGAAAGTCATTCAAGCCTGGTGTAGATGTTCCAGCAGTAAAGAAATTTGGTAGAATTTCAAGATCTATTCCTCATGGTATTGGTGACCACGCAAACAAAACTCAATCAAGAGTTTCTACAATCGTTAGAAAAGATCCTGGAGCACCAACTTCACAAAAACTTCCCCCAGAAGATAAGAAGAAACTAAGTCGTGAAATCATCAGAAAACCAAAGAATGAAGAGTATGATCTCTATGATGTAATTCTTTCTCACCTTCTTGATGAAGGTTATGCTGAAACTGTTGAAAATGCAGAAGCAATTATGGTGAATATGAGTGAAGAGTGGAGAGATTCCATTCTCGGTTGATTACTTGACGAAACTCTAAAAAACTGTTATATATAATATACACAACATTCAAACAATGACTAACCTCCATTCACAACCTAAGAGTGATTATCCGATGAACCGCTGGTTTATTGGAGAAACCCTCTTGGTTGCGAATATGATAAGTCAAAGTTAAAAGACAAATCATAAAAAGCAATTAAGAGGGAGAATCCAAAAGATTCCCCCTCTTTTTTTATGCCTTGTGCCAGTTGAGCAACTGGTCGTATGATTTGCCACTAGGGTCCAAACTCTGGTATATTGATTGGGTGGTGAGGGAAGCAGTCCTCAAACCTCCTGTGTGCCACTCACGAGACTGGCACAACCCACTTGACCCAGACCGGGTTTGGTGGTATTCTAAGGGAGTGGTGAGGGAAGCAGTCCTCAAAGAAACTTGAAAACTGAATATTCACCATATTATATGGGTCAGTTCCCCTAGCGGCGACGGGACCGGGCTTTTAACCCGTGATACAAACACCGTGGGTTCGAGTCCCACCTGACCCATTGACCGAGAATGTCATTAAACTATAGATGATTCAGCAAAAAAACTTTTTTTTGGTAAAAAAACAACATCATCTAGTCTTGGGAGAGTGCCTACTGTCGGCAATATGTGTAGGAGCAGTCTGTAAAACTGTCACTTAGGAACCATCGGGGGTTCGATTCCCTTCTCTCCCATTTGCCGTGGTTCAAAACTTTAGATAAGTCCAGTGGGGCACTTATCAAAGAGTTTTGGTTTAGATTCACGACCACACGGCATATTTGGCTCTATAGTGAAGTGGTTTATCACGCCTACCTGTCTAGTAGGAATCACGAGTTCGAATCTCGTTAGGGTCGTTGCTGATTTGCGCTGGAGCTGATAATCCAGAATGCCGTCAGCATCAAGTTCCTGTCGTCTAATGGTTAGGACGATGCCCTTTCAAGGCATAAACGAGGGTTCAAATCCCTTCAGGAATACCAACGGAATGTAGCTCAGTTTGGTAGAGCATTCGCTTTGGGAGCGAGAGGTCGCAGGTTCGAATCCTGTCATTCCGATCGGAGATTTATCTCCAAACTTATGGGAACATAGCTCCAATTGGTAGAGCACTTGTTTGAAGAACAAGGTGTTATCGGTTCAAATCCGATTGTTCCCACTTTGCTTACCTATTTTATAATAGGTTTTTATGGTAAGCATAAGCAAACCTATTTGAAAAAATGAAAAGTATGGAGTCCGTAGATTTCAAATCTACATTTACACCTGCTTTTCATATAATGGAATGTAGCTCAGTTGGTAGAGCACACGGCTGATAACCGTGCGGTCACGAGTTCAAGTCTCGTCGTTCCAATTGTTGTCTTCGGGCAACATAAAACCCTTATGGGTTGCTTCAAGACAACATTGGAAGTGTGGCAGAGTCCGGTTTATTGCAGAATCCTGCTAAGATTCCGTGTCAAGTAATTGGCACCACTGGTTCAAATCCAGTCACTTCCGTTGAGAGAGCACCTTGGTCGGTGAGCACGACGGTGTTAGAGGCGGTTCGATTCCGTCCTTTGGCAATGGTGGTTCGATTCCACCTTCTCTCAAATCTGGAGAATTGTCCGAGAGGATTATGGTGCAAACTTGGAAAGTTTGTGTGGATAAAACCACCAGAGGTTCGAATCCTCTATTCTCCGCCAGGCAGTATAGTTCAGTGATAGAACAGAAGATTCATACCCTTCTCGTCGGTGGTTTGATTCCACCTACTGTCTTGTGTAGGTAGCATAAATGAAGAATGCACCAACTTGTGACGTTGGATTATGCCAGATTATACCTGGTCCTACACCCCAATTACAAATTCTTATAATCAATTTCCAATTTTTTACATCGTTTTCTTACGGCGTTATCACTAACACCTAAGATTTCTCCAACTTTAGTCATTGGATATTGTTTTATGAGAATTATGAGTTCTTCTTTTGATATCTCAAATTTTCTAGATTTGACTCCATTTCTTTCGGAAGAACATTTTCTACATCTATCGTTTTGTTTTTTGATTCTACAGTTACAATCTAGACATTTGTTTATTAGTGGTAAATTTCTTCCTGAAAAAGTATGAGTTTGTGAATGGCAATTTGGGCATAGTAATCTTAGATTTTTTATCCGATTATCATTCCTAATCCCATTTATATGGTCTAATTGTAATGAAATTGGTTTATTGTTCCAAACATCATATATGGAACATTCTGAACACTTATTTTCTAAAATATTTTCAGAAACTAATCGTTTCTTTAAATGCCCTCTAGAATAACTTGAATTTTCTGTTAATATTGATGATAGATCTTTTTTATTATCTTTTGAAAATTTTCCTATACATATAGATTTTCTATATTCATTGGAGTTTTTTTCAAATTTGGATAAATCATATCCTTCTTCTTTTATTCTAGACATAAATGTATTTCTCATTCCAGAATACGGATTTAAGTTAAACTTTTCTAGAATTTCAGTATATGAATTCAATGAGTCTAATGCATTCTGAATTTCTTCTTTGGTTAGTTTCCAAATTTTACTTCTTTTTTCTCTTGCGGTTTTCATTATTGAACCCCTAAACTTGTTTATCCATTACATATCTATTTATCAAATAAAAAATACACCTTTGCCCTTATAGTTCAGTGATAGAACGCATTCTTGGTAAGAATGAGGTCGTGAGTTTGATTCTCACTGAGGGCTTTGTCGGAAGTAATTACTCCGACAACGTGAAGCAGTTGGTCGCTCCAACACTATGTTGAATAGGTTTCACGTTAATGTGTCTGTCGCCAAGTGGTAAGGCAAGAGTCTGCAAAACTTTTATCGTCAGTTCGATTCTGACCAGACACTTTTAATCCCGTTGATTTCCACGGGATTAACTTAATCCCAAGTAGACAAATTGGTAAAGTCACCTCGCTTTGAACGAGTTGTTTGGAGGTTCGAGCCCTTCCTTGGGAGCCTTGTTCGTGTAGCCCAATTGGAAGAGGCAATAGACTAAGGATCTATTCGTTGGAGGTTCGAGTCCTCTCACGAACATTGGATTTTATATCCAAACATATGCAGGATTGGTCTAATGGTAAGACAAGAGATTCCAAACCTTTTAATGTGGGTTCGATTCCTACATCCTGTGCCATACCTTCTTAGCTCAACTGGATAGAGCAAATTCCTACGAAGAATGAGGTTGCAAGTTCAAATCTTGCAGAAGGTGTTGACTATCTCTTATAGATAGTCTATACTTGATGAATGGAAGAGATCCGAATGGTGAGGGCGCTGATTTGAAATCAGTTGGGTGTAAAAGCTTTGCAGGTTCGACCCCTGTCTCTTCCGTTGTGCCACTCATAAGACTGGCACACAACACTTGACATAATACTCATTATGTCTTATACTTCTTTGGTGTGAAGGAAGTGTGCTGAGAGTGATGCCAAAAGTAAGGCACCCCGACAAGGGATACAGTAGAAGGATGCGAAACCTTCCACTCTCACAAAATGCGAAATTAATTCAGCGGTAGAATGTCTGCCTTCCAAGCAGAACGTCAGGAGTTCGAATCTCCTATTTCGCTCCAGGGAGATTAACTCAGCGGTTAGAGTGTCTGATTTACATTCAGAAAGTCCACAGTTCGAATCTGTGATTTCCCATTAGTAATCATATGATTACTATAAATATCTTCAATACTTACATTGTTTTTATGCAAATTAATCTTTGGTATAATAAAACAATGGAAGAATGGAGATGGACCTTAGTTGATTCTAAATTGAATATGGAATCTGGTGGTCAATCAGATTTGAGACTTGCTATGAATGATGTAGCAAACACAGTCAAATACTTAATTAGTAAAGAAGACTGATTTTATAATCCCCAGTAGCTCAATTGGTAGATGCGTTCGACTGTTAATCGAAATGTTGTAGGTTCAAGCCCTACCTGGGGAGTTCTAACCTTTAAACTATTATAAATAATAATGTGTTGGAGGTTAGTATGTCTGGTAAAAGAGTTGTCGAGTTTCGTCAACGAAGAAAAAAATGGGCAGTAGAAGCATTTGGTGGTAAATGTGGAATTTGCGGATATAATAAATGTGTTGAGGGTTTAGACTTTCATCATATTGACCCATCACAAAAAGACTTTTCACCATCAGCATCTACAGCAGGCAGACAAGTATTTGTCGAAGAACTTAAAAAGTGTGTCTGTATTTGTTCTAATTGTCATAGAGAAGTTCACGCAGGAATTGCAAATATTCCTAATGAAATTCTTAAATTTGATGAAAGTTTTGCTACTAAACCTTTTCCAGAAAAACCAAAACATCCTTGTAAAGAATGTGGAAAACTGACTAACATCAATCAGAAATTTTGTTCTGTAAAATGTTCTACTAAAAGCAGAGAGGTTGCTGATTGGCCTAGTAATGAAGAATTAAAAATTCTTGTTGCTAAAAATGGATATTCTGCTACTGGAAGAATGTTTGGTGTTAGTGATAATGCAGTAAGAAAAAGATTGAACAAATCTTGCCGGGGGAGTTGAAGTCTTAAGACTTCAAATAACGCAGACGAGTGTAAAGGTTGCACGATAGGTTCATACCCTATAGGACGGAGTTCAATTCTTCGGTCTGCCACCAAATAAGGGGGATTAGTTAAACGGTATAACGGGTGCTTTGCAAGCACTTATTAACAGTTCGATTCTGTTATTCTCCATTGTCCAAGAGGATGAGAAGTCTGATGTTTCGGACAGAGTTTCAATTACTCTCATCTCCATTACTTGGGGGTGCCAGGTTTCGACGGAGCATAAAGGTCTTATCTGTTGACGGGACAAGTCCATAAACGCAAACAACATTGTTGCTTTCTCTCGTCAAACCGCATTGGTTTGAACTAAACGAGTGAGGGGGTTATAAGTTTCCTTCTTACCCAAAACTTACAAGAGGGTGTAATGCCCTCTATTTTTGTGTCTATTTGAACTCGTGCAAAAAATGCACAGGTTCATCTTGTGACGGTCTTTGAAGTGGCACAGGGAACTACCAAAACCTCATAGAAGGTGCTATGATTACGGAGTAATCAAAAAAACCAACTAAATGTTCTATTCCATTTTTGAAGATGGATCTCTCCGAGATTATATCAATCAAAATGTACAAGATCCTTGGATTGGTACACCTTTTGAAGGTTATGTGTTTATGTCACCAAAACAAAAAGGTACTTTTGGTGAACGTTTTGTTTCCAAGTATTTTTTGTTGAAAGGAAGTAAAGTAGAAAAACCAAAAAATACTGGACACGATAGGATAATTGATAATAAATTGTTAGAGATCAAATTTTCTCTTGCTACCCGTGATAAAAAGGGTGGAATAAATGAGGATCAGTTTATTATAAATCATGTCTCAAAAGATAAAGATTGGGAACGTCTTGTTTTCTTTGGTATCAATCCATCTGAAGATGACTGTCGTTTCTTTTGGTTCTGCAAAGAAGATTTTATTCAACACCTTGAGAGTGATGAATGTGTGTTTGCTTCTCAACAAGGTGGCAAATCAATTGGGAATGATGATTACATCTGTACAAAGATCGATAAATTAAAGAGTATGCCGTTCGTAAAGTCTATAGATCAATGGTAAATCTACATTTGGGTGATTGTTTAGATATTCTACCAACACTTGCAGATAATTCTGTGGATGTGGTGTTGGTGGATTTGCCTTATGGAACTACTGCTTGCAAATGGGATAGTATTATTCCATTGAATAAACTATGGGAACAGTATAATCGTATCTGTAAAAAAGATGGTGCGATGGTATTTACTGCTGCACAACCATTTACGACTATACTCGCAGCATCTAATCTTGAGAACTTTCGTTATGAATGGATTTGGGAAAAACCTCAAGGAACTAACCCTATGAATGCCAAAGTAATGCCTCTCAAGTCACACGAAAACATTCTGATCTTCTATAGAAAGAAACCAGTCTATAATCCACAGATGTGGTATTCAACTCCTTACAGTGGGTTTTCATCAGATACCAGCAAGATTGGCGAGGTTTATGGTAGTGCAAAGAGCAAGCATCGTGATAATCCAGAGGGATCAAGATACCCGAAGACAGTATTACGATTCAAGCAAGAAAAGGGTCTGCATCCTACACAAAAACCTGTAGAAATGATGGAATATTTAATTCGGACATATTCTAATGAGGGTGAAGTTGTTTTAGATAATTGTATGGGATCTGGAACTACTGGTGTTGCCTGTGTGAATACAAATAGAAATTTTATTGGAATTGAAATGGAAGAAAATTATTATAAAATTGCAGAGCAACGAATTTCAGGCACTGTGCCACCTGAACAACTGGCACAACAACCTTCCAATGCCCTAGCAGACCTGCTATGATTACTAGGTAATCAATCAACATTAAAAGATGTCAACCTTCGTCATTAGCGAACCCGCAGAAAATCACGCAATTAAAGTTCTAAAAGAAATGGGACTTAATGCAGTTCCAAATAATAATAAAATTAAGACTGATCCTGATATTTTGATTGAAGATCTTAATTTGTATGCCGACGAACAGACAAAATTTTTATTCAAAGGCAAGATTGCTTTTGATGCAATTGCCAGTGCAAGTTCAATGGTTTCTGTTAAAGATGATGAATTCGTTGGTGATAGTGTAAATAAAATTTGCAAATTCTTTTTGAACAATAGTTCTATGACATTGGAAGAGTTTGTAAATCCTTCAAAAAATGCATTATTTAAAGTTTCCAAAATGGGCAAAATGATGGACTATCGTTTTAGTTACGTTGTTCATCACTTGACACCAAAACACTCGAATCCAGGAACTCGTGGAAAAAACTGGACATTTAATGAAGGTGACAAAGCAATCGTTATTGATTATAATGTGATGAGAAACTTTTTTAATGAGAATAATAATTGGAAAAAATATTTCAATTTTAATCGCAAAGCAAAAGTTGGTGCCGGTCTTGGAGATAAGTGGTTGTCTGCTTATTTTTCTATGGATCTGAATGAAATTCCACAAGAAGCAATTGTTTTTGAATATACCTATGATAAAATTAATTAATAGAGATTGTATTGAACAAATGAAGACAATGGATAACAATTCCATTGTCTTGACTCTTACTGATATACCTTATGATGTTGTCAATAGAGAAGGTGGCATAAGAAACTTAGATAAAGGGAACGCAGATGTGTTGACGTTTGATCTTGATAATTTTTGTGAAGAAATTATCAGGATCACAAAAGGTAGCATCTATGTATTTTGTTCAACTGAACAAGTAAGTTTCATTAGAAAGAAGTTCGTAAATGCTGGTCTTTCTACAAGATTGTGTATTTGGGAAAAAACAAATCCATCACCAATGCACGGAGACAAGTTTTGGTTGTCAAGTATTGAGTGTTGTGTGTTTGCAAGAAAATCAAAAGCAACCTTCAATGAACACTGTTCTTCTGCTGTTTGGAGAGAATCAGTAGAAAGAAAAATAACACATCATCCTACACCAAAACCAATTAAACTTCTGTCTAGAATCATTAAAGCATCATCAAATCCTGGTGATTTGGTATTTGATCCTTGTCTGGGGTCGGGATCAACTGCAATGGCATGTAAACTTACAAATAGAAATTTCATTGGTTGCGATATTGATGAAAATTACGTTAGATTGGCAACTGATTGGATTGAAAATATGGATGTATCTATAAATCCCTGGAAGGTGTTTGATTTAACAGAAGTTAGGGGTTTGGATCATTTTTTACTTTAGTGTCACCTGACAAACTGGCACATAACACTTCCAATCCCCTAGCAGACCTGCTATAATTACAGAGTAAATCAAAGAAATCAAATGCGTCCTCTTCTTGCTATTCTTGGAACTGTGGTTGGTGTTGCTGCCCTTGGATGGGGTGTCACATACCACGAACTTGTCTTTCAATCATTCTTCAATCCAAAGTTTGAAGATGTCCGTCGTAATACTTTTGAGCGCAGCAAATCATTCCGAACTGGTGCTGTTCAAGAGTTGGAAAATATGAGGTTTGAGTATATCAAGGCAGCACCAGAACATAAACTTGCCTTGAAAGATATTATCATTCATAGGGCAACAGAAGTGCCAGAAGACGCACTACCACAAGACCTTTATAATTTCATTCAAGGTCTAAAATCTAATTGATAAATAGAAGTGCCTTAACTGACTGCAATCTGTAAGGTAGGAGGAGAGAAATCTTCTCCTTTTTAATATAAATACTAATGCAGTCAGTTTAAGAGCAGAGTTATGCAACCACGTATCTACACGTATAAGATTACGTTTATTGATACCCCATACTATTACTATGGAGTTCATAAGGAAAAAAGATTTAATGAGTATTATATGGGTTCCCCAAAAACCCACAAATGGTGTTGGGAACTTTATGAACCAGAGAAACAGATATTAGAGTTCTTTGAGTTTAATGATGAAGGTTGGTTGGAAGCAAATTTAGTTGAGTATAGTTTAATAAAACCATTTTACCAAACAGATAAATGGTGCTTGAATGAAAGTTGTGGAGGTAAGATTTCATTGGAAGCATTAAGTAAATCTGGATTAAAAAATAGGAAAAATAGAACTGGTATTTTTTCACAAACTCCAGAGCAATGGAGTGCTAATGGGAAAAAATCTGCAAAATTACATAAAGAAAATGGCACTGCACTATTTGGATTGACTAAAGAACAAAGACAGGAAACCGGAAGGAAAATGGGATTAAAAAATAAAGAAAACGGTACTGGTATATTTGCTCAAACCCCAGAAGAAAGAAGTGAACTTGGTAGGAGAAATGGATTAAAAACGAAAGAAAATGGTACTGGTATATTTTCATTAACTGCTGAACAGAAAAGTGAACTTGGAAAAAAATCAGCATCTCAAAAATGGATATGTCTTGAAACTGGGCACATATCTAATGCTGGGGGATTATGTTGCTATCAAAAGAAAAGGGGAATAGACACTTCAAAAAGAAAAAGAATATCATAAGGACACTTGATGAACTGGCACGGAGGCACTCCACAGGGGCACCAGATGCCTTATAATACTCTCATACACACACCACGGAGATTTTTTATTATGGGTCTTGATATGTATCTCTATGCTCAAAAGGACATTTCTTTTTTTGAATGGAGTAAAGACGAAAAAAATGAAGATTTCAATAAACTTGTTGAACTTACTGAAATTGATGAACTCATTGATAAAGAAAGTGGATATATTCCAGCATATGCTAAGGTAAAAGTTGGTTATTGGAGAAAGGCAAATGCTATTCATAAGTATTTTGTAGATAAATGTGCTGATGGTAAAGATGATTGTGGAGAGGTTGTTGTATATTGGGAACAACTTAAAGAACTAATGGACATTTGCGAGAAACTTAGTTTGTCTAAGGATGTTGAACAAGCAAAGGTACTTCTTCCCCCTCAAAGTGGTTTTTTCTTTGGAAGTACTGATATTGATGAATGGTATTTTTCTGATATTGAATATACCTACAATCTTCTGAAAAAGATTCTTGAAAAAATTCCAAAAGAAGATTGTAAGTATGATTTCAGTTATAGGGCATCCTGGTAGGACACCTGACGAACTGGCACAATAGATTCCCACAGGGGCACCAGATGCCTTATAATACTCTCATACACACAGAGGAATGATGACTGCTCTTTATTTTGAATCCGAAGACGGAACTCAATTTGATACTGCCATTTTTGATGGTTATCCTGTTGGAGACCGAATGCTCGAAGGTGTTCGTTTTATTGTGAAGATTGAGGATGGAAAACTTCACCCAACTATTCACACTGATGATGCCCAATACTTTTCTACTCTGAATGAAAAGTATTGGTTGAATAAAGTGACGGACTATGTTCAAGACTATGATGTTTTTAGTCATCCTCAAACAGGAGAAGATGTTTATCTTGTGACTGATGAAGAATCTGAACCTGTTGTAGGTGTTGTTGGTAAAGCATACACTTGGGGAGAAGTTCTTCAAAAAGCATATACTTTTGAATAACTCATCACTATTTTGAATGAAAAGGACACTTGACGAACTGGCACAAGACCCTTCCCACTTCTCCTCAATCCCCGCTATAATTACTAGGTAATCAACAAAATTATGAAACCCTTTATTGCTATTGCTTCCGTTGCCGTTCTTGGTATTTCTCTTGTTGGGTGTGATTATACTCCCAGTTCTGATGAAACACAACGAGAACAACAGGAACGAATTCTACAAGAAGGTACGGCACAAACTGGTATGCCTGCCATCAAGAACTTCCGTGAACGCAAACTTTTGAAGCAAATCATTGAGATGCGTGACCAAGATGGTCTTGTGACTTATACTTATACTGTTCCCGAAACTACTGGTCGTCCAGTGTTCCTGTGTAACTCTATTGGTTATGGTTTGCCTGCTGCGACACAATATACAAGTCCTGAGAAGGTTGATTATGGTACTAATGGAAATGTATCTATTCCTCAGGCAGACCCAAATGGTTTGTTCTCTCCCAGTAGTGCCGAAGGTACTTGGGTGATGTGTACTGACCCCAGTGGTAGTGGAAAGACCCGACCTGTGTATGTTGAACCTCGTGTAATTGTATCTCCCTTCAAACTCTGATTATGGCACTTTCAAATAAAACAATTCAATCACTTGCTGAGGTTCTCGCACCCGAAGTGATTGATTATATTCACGAAGATGAACGTTATGCTGAGTTTATGATGGAGATTCTTCCTGACGCAATTCAAGATAAACTTGGTACAATTAGTGAAGAACTAATGAATGACCTACCATTCTGTATAATGGATCGTATTTGTTTTCATAAGGTATCATAGTGATGAATCCTCAAATCAAAGAAAAATGGGTTGATGCCCTTCGGTCTGGTGGTTACCAACAAACTCAACGTCGTCTTCACGACGAAAATGGGTTCTGTTGCCTAGGAGTTCTTTGTGATCTTTATGGGAAAGAGAACAATGTAGAATGGGAACCTTCAACTCATTATAAAAATGCTTATGTGTTCCAAGATATGGCGATAATTCTTCCTCGATCTGTGATGGAATGGGTAGGTGTTGAAGAGGTTAATCCATATGTTAATGGTGGACCGTTTACTCTTGCAGAACTTAATGATAAGGGATCTACCTTCAATGAAATCGCAGATGTAATTGAAAACCACTTTTAGAAATCCTTATGAATCCTCAAATCAAACAAAAATGGGTTAGTGCCCTTCGGTCTGGTGATTACCAACAAACTCAACAAGTTCTTCACAACAAAAATGGGTTCTGTTGTCTAGGTGTTCTTTGTGATCTTTATATAAAAGAGAATCAGTTAGAATGGGAACCTAATCACTTGAATAATGGTAATTATTATAATTTTCAGGATGAAAATGTATATCTTCCCCATTCTGTGGTAGAATGGTCTGGTATTGGAGATGATGATCCAACTATTAATGACGGAGAATCAACTCTTGTGGAACTTAATGATGGTGGAAGCACCTTTATTGAAATAGCAGATGTAATTGAAAAACAGTTGTAGAACTGGCACAAGGCACTTGACATCCCACCAAAACTCTGGTATGATACATAGGTAATCAACAAAAGATCAGTCAGCAACACAAGACACTTTTCATGTAAGAAAACTCGTAAAAACTGATCTTGTAATAAAGTTAATTCAGCAACACAACTTGAACTTCTAAACTCAAACAAAACATTAACTTGGAGAAAATTATGACTTTCCTGACCGCACTTGAAACTGAACTGAACACCACTGAAACTCTCAATGGTGCCAAAGCATACAAATCCACTCTCAACAAATGTGTAGATCTTTTTGGTAAAATTGGTGCTTGCCGTAATGACATTCCACAAGCAAAAAAACTATTTGCTTACGCATTCAAAGAAGATCCAGAGACTGCTACTCGTATCCTATTTTGGGTAAGAGACATTAGGGGTGGTGGACAAGGAGAACGTGAAATCTTCCGTAATCTCTTCAAAGACCTTGTGAATGGAAATAGTGAAATTGCCACTAAACTTGTGGAACTCATTCCTGTTTATGGTCGTTGGGATGACCTTCTGATTCTTGAAGGCACTTCCGTCTGGGATAATGTCGTGAATGTTATCGTCAATCAACTTCGCAAAGATGATGTTGCTCTGACCGCAGGGGAGAATGTTTCTCTGCTTGGTAAGTGGATGCCTTCTATCAATGCTTCTAGTGCTGATAGCAAACGTCTTGGTCGTGTGTTCGCAAAACGTCTTGAACTGAACGAACGTCAGTATCGTAAGTTCCTGACTGCTCTTCGTTCTCAAATTAAAATTGTGGAACAGAAGATGTGTTCCAAAGAATGGTCTGAGATTGACTACGAACATCTTCCTTCTCGTGCTGGATTTATGTATCGTAAGGCATTCGCAAAGCAGGATGCTACTCGTTACGCAGAATATCTGAGTGCCGTGGAGAAAGGTGATAAGAAAATCAATGCCGGAACCATCTATCCTTATGAGATTGTAGAAAAATATCTCTATAAAGGTGGCAGTCAAGATAAGACTATTGACCTGATGTGGGAGGCACTGCCTAACTATATGGAAGGTCAAGAACTCAATGGTCTTGTGGTTGCCGATGTTTCTGGTAGTATGATGGGAACTCCAATGGCAGTTTCTATCTCTCTTGCGATGTATATTGCCGAACGCAATACTGGTATTTGGAAAAATAAGTTCATCACTTTCACCGAATGTCCTGAACTTCAATCCATCGTCGGTAATACTATCGGTGATCGTATTCGCAATCTTGCCAATTCTTCTTGGGGATACAATACTGACCTCAAAGCAGTATTTGAAAGTGTTCTGAATGCCGGAATCAAGAATAATGTTCCTGACGCAGAAATGCCTAAGAAACTTATCATTGTTTCTGATATGCAGTTTGACCAAGCATGTGCTTCTAACAAACGCACCAACTTTGAGCAAATTCAGAAGATGTATCGTAAAGCAGGATATGAGATGCCTGAACTGGTTTTCTGGAATGTGAATGCGATTGGGGGCAATGTTCCTATGACCATTCACGATACTGGTACTTGTCTGGTGTCTGGTTGTTCTCCTTCCATCCTGAAAAGTGTTCTGAGTGGTAAAACTATCACTCCTGTGGATGTAATGAAGGATGCGGTGTATGCCGAACGTTATGATAAAATTGGGGAAGTGTTCGGTTCCTAAACTGGCACAAGGGGGGTTGACAGAAACCCCCAACCTATGATATAATACATACAATAGATGGTTCAGCAATTTACCCATTTTATAGGAAAAACAACCATCTAGCAAACAAAGGTCTCTCAGCATTTCAATTTTCTCCTAACTCAAATCTGGGATTTGAAAAACCTCAGTGAGACCTTGAAAAAACTTTCAATCCGTGATATAATTTTATAGATGATTCAGCAATTAACTGCTTGGTTATGCAAACAAAATCATCTAGTTCAAAGGAAGGTAGCTCAGCTGGATAGAGCAACGTAAAATATATCTTGTCAAGATATTCACAGCAATTAAACCGCATTGTAAGCCGTTTGTCGCAGGTTCAAGTCCTGCCCTTCCTATATCAAAACCAGTTCTCAAACTGGCACACTGAGACCCCCGCAAAGGGGTCTTTTGCTGTATAATACAAACACATTCAAGGAGGAACCTCACATTTCTACTCGTTCTCGCATTGGTCTTCAACTTTCTGATGGTTCTGTTCTATCAGTATATCACCATTGGAATGGATATCCTGAATGGTTGGGACGTATTTTGAATACTCACTACAACGCAAAATCTCTTGCCGAAGAACTGATTGATGGTGGTGATATGAGCATCTGTTGGACTGATGAACGATGGGATGATAGTGGTGTGGAAGGTGTTTATGGTCCCAATTATTATGCCCTCCGTGGTGATGATTGTCCTCCTCGTCTTGATGCTAATTTGATTGAGTATCTCGGTGATAATGAGGAATATGCTTACCTCTTTACTAATGGTGAATGGGTATGCTATGAACTTGGTGAAACCCCTGAAATTGTTGAAATTCCAAATGGAGCATTGATGGTATGATTAAAGAAAAACGTAAGATTATTTCAGTTGAACCCATTACTTCAATCGCACAAACTAGATTTAAAGAAGAAATGGATTTACTGACTTCCTGTTATGTGGAAGATGAAAATGAAACACAAGTATTTCTTTGTTCTGTGAATAAGAAATACAAGTTCATTATGAATAAAAACGAAGACAAGAACTGGAGAATCGTAAAGTGATGTGCCAGTTGTAGAGGTGGCACACTAAACGAGCACAGACCCCAAAATGCCCTATAATAAGGAGACACAAGCAGAGGAAAATGTCTAGCATTGATATTCACGCAACCATCACAAAACCAATTGATGAATTAGAGAATGACATTTTCTTCTCTTTGGATAAAGAACAACTAAAAGATTTCATTTGTTCTTTGGAAGAGAAAGTTGGTTCTGTTGATTTCACACTACAACTTACCAAAAGACTTGTAGGTGGATTGATTGATTTCTACAAATGTTATATCGCAGATACGGATTGTGATAAAGGACTTACTTATCATAATGAGTATGTATGGCAATATAAAAAATTAGATGCTATTCTAAACATTCTTAATGACATCCGATGACCACTTCAAATCTTTCTAAAATCAAGACAAAACTTCGCACCGAAGGTCGTGTATCTGGTAACTTTGGCAAAAACAAAGTAAAGGCAGGAAGTCCTATTACAGGAATTGGTGTTACAAACGCAAAGGTAGTCAATATCACAACTACTAATGATTATCTAACCAAAATGTATTATGTGTTAGATAATGCGACTGATTCTAAAATGAAACAGTTTGCTTATAATGAAATCAAAAAAATTCTTGTTCAACGAGGTGAATGGTAATGGAACTTTCTACACAAAAACTGGAACGGATTTACAAAGAGTTGAAGGAGATTGTGAAGTTTGAAAACTCACTTCATATGATGGATATGACCCTCAATCAAACTGATGTGAATACTCTTGAAGAAGTGATTTCTATGATTGAAGACATCGTGAATTATGACCCAACACCTTATTATCTTTATGATAATTCTGGTGGGGAACCTCTTATGACTGCGAATGAAAGACTTTCTGCTGCTTGGCAAGAACACCTAAATCTTCATTCTTGATAAATACATAAAAAAGTATTTGTAAAGATGAACTCACAAGACCTTCACAATCTTCAAGAAGCTTATATGGATGTTTATGGGGAAGAAACAAATTCAATGCGTCTTCCTGGAGAAACACGCAGACAATATAAAAAACATCAAGAAAGAAATCAACAATTACTAGATGATAAGGACAGTAGAAAAAAAGACAGAGCAAGAAATAAAAATCCATTATTTATTGGTAAAGATGGTAAAATAACTAAAACTCAAAGAGAAGAAACAGACCTTTACGACATCATTCTTTCACACTTACTTGATGAAGGTTATGCTGAAACACAAGAACAAGCAGAAGTCATTATGGTGAATATGAGTGAAGATTGGAGGGAAAGTATTGTGGATGTTTATGGACTTGATGAAGAAATAACTCCAGAAAAAAGAGAACGATTTAAAAAAATTCTTTCGGTTAGACAATCAAATCAAGAAACTTACTTTGGTAAAAAAAGACCAAGAAAAAGAGCAACCCCACCACAACCAGGAGCAGACTATTATAGACAAGGAATGACGCCAGATGATCGTTATAATAGAAGAGATCTTGCGAGAGAAGAAAATCCAGAAATACCAGAAGGTGAAGGCACAATAACCAAAAATCCAAAGAAACTTCGTAAACAAAAAGCAATGGGTGAGCACGGATGAGACCACTTCCCAAACTGGCACACTAAACCGGCACAGACCCCAAAACGTGGTATATTAAGGGAGTGGTCAAAGCAGACCACTCTTTTTTATTTCTAACTAAAATGGAACAAACTTTTGGATTTCCTCCTGTTGATGGTTTTTACAACTCCCTGAGGAAACTTGATTATGTAAAACTTGGTGAAGATTTTATCTTCATTCTTGCTACAATTTGTGCGGTTGTGGTTGGTGTTGTATCTTATGCCTACACCGCATTTCAGTTGTATTGGAATGATAATGGTGAAAGTATTGTAAATAGTATTACGACAAACACTAATCGTGTTGTTGATTTTTTCTTTTACAATTCAACCGACCAGTGATTGCCTTGGGACAGTTCAGCAACCGTCCCTTCACACTTGATTCCGCACTCAAAAGGTGCTATACTAACAGAGTTCACAAACAAGCAAATGCCTCAAACACTAGATTTCACCGGAAACTGGATTACATTCCTAGGTTTTATCGGTATAGCATCAACTGCTCTCATCGTCTTCACTTCTTTTCGTCGTTTTCATAATTCTCCTCTACGCAAATGATTTACGACAAAAGTCTTTCTGAATACGAAAAAGACCTGAAAGAATCAAAAAAGAAGTATGAAAAACTTCTCAAACAAATGAAGAAAGCAAGGTCGGAGCATCAGTATTACAATCTTTATGATGAAGCAGAACTTCTTTATGAAGATATTGCCGACCTTCAACTACGAATTGCTGACCTCCGTAAGCAAAAGAAACTACAATCCAACTTGTTCTAATAAAACAAATCCTTTATGTTGTTTTCTTTTTCCATTTAGGGTATTCATAATGTTAGAACGATAAAGCATCTTATCTTTACAGAAAGCATTTAAATTATTAGTTTCGTAAATTTTAGATTCTTCAATTGAATATATTTTGTAATTGTATTTCAATTGTGAATCACTTTTTTTTCTTCTAGTTTCTTCTGATGGATTTTTATTTCTCTCACTTATTTTCTTTCTAGTTTCATCACTTATATTTTTCTTCGCTTCACTCATTTTTCTTTTGGTTTCTTCTGAAAGAGTTTTGCCTTTATTTGCTTCACTTATTTTTTTTCTGGTTTCTTTTGATGGATTTTTATTTGATTCACTAATTTTTTTTCTCGTTTCTTCTGAACGAGTTCTTTCTCTCTGCTTTCTTTTCCATTCATCACTCATTATAGCACCAGAAGAACCTTCACCACCATTAGTTCTATTAAGAAGAATACCTGTTCCTAAATCTTTTCTACCAAACACAGCAATCATATAGACCTCGTGCCTAAATGCTTCTTCTTCGGTTAAGTTCTGTTTTAGAATAAGTATTCTAGATTTATCTTTTGGTGGTTTGATGCCTTTATATCTTCTTCTATATGCCCTATTACCTTTTCCTTTGCCTATGTAATAGGGTGTCTTATCTTCACGCAAGAATGCGTAAGTGTAGTATTCCATCTGCTTTACTTGTGGTTATATCTATTTATACAAGAAAGAGGTCAAAAATGACCCCTCTCTCTGCTTAAATAACCACAAGTAAGCAGTATTATTTATTCCTATTATGACTGACCTTTACCAAGAAATTTTGGAGTTTGATAAAATGAACCTTGATCTTGACCAACTGATTGAAGATTATGCTACTGACATCGTAGAAGGAATGGACCTTGATACTTTGGTTCAATTTGCCTATGATGTGATTGTAGAGGGTCTAGAAGATATGAGTGTTAATGAGATTCTGGAACAAGTTGAAGAAAATGCTCCGCATCTTCTGGAAGAATTGGACGTGATTGTTCCAGATGTTGAACCGGCACAGTAAAACAGCACAGACCCTCAAACCTGCTATAATTACTTCATAATCAATCAAAAACCTACGATGATTCGTGATTCTTCTGATCTTTATCAAACTTCTTATGAACGTTTGAGAGACACTTGCCATGGTCTAATGAAACACTACAACCTTATGTTGTGTTGGCCTTCTAATAATGAAGTTGATAACTTATTTTTTCAAGAGAAGTTTAATCAACACAAGTTCTACGAAGTTTGATTAGTCCTTGTGCCACTTCTTCTGGTGGCACACTGACCCTTGCCAAGATCCCCCCAAACGTGTTATGATGACTACATCAACAGTTAGAGGTGACACGATGATTGAAACTTCTCTTATTCTTCACGATGATCTTGAGACTTTTGCTCAATATCTTGGTGTAGATTATGAAGACTACTACGAACTTTATCTTGGCATCGTTCAAGATGAAGAAGATGAAAGTCTAATTACTGTTTGATGATTATAGTCCTGGGATGACTTAAAAAGCACCAAAACCCTTCACTTTACTTTCTTACATAATGACTGCTCCTGCTTCTTTGATTGCTCTTGCTGCCGAACTCGTGAATACGAATCCTGCTGCTTCTCAACTGATTGTGAATCTTGGTAATGCTGAAACTGGTGATGAAGTGCTTGAAGCACTGAACACCTATGATGAATCCATTCTTGATTCTCTGGAACCTGTTGATGAAGATGAAGATGAAGATGAGACTGATGAAGTTGAAGTTGATGAAACTGAACTCGTTGCTGTCTGATAAGTAATATCAGGGAGAGAGAAATCTCTTCCTTTCTTGTCTCAGTAGCTCAGATGGATAGAGCATCTCACTTCTAATGAGTAGGTCGGGGGTTCAAGTCCCTCCTGAGACGTTATACAAACACCCTTCAAGACAATGAAACTCAAACTATTAAGTGACCTTCACCTTGAGCACTATTGTGCTGGACAATACTTTGACCCAGGAGAAGGTGATGTTTTAGTTCTTGCTGGTGATATTCTTTGTGCCAAGCACTTGAAGAAGAATGGTTATCTTGCCGAAGTGTATGAAAAGTTCCTGACTGATTGTAGCAAGAACTATCAAAAGGTTCTCTATGTGAAAGGAAATCACGAGGCATATGGATATAATTACGAAGGAACACACAAAACCATTCAGGAGCATCTTCCTGATAACTTTCAGTTGATGGAGAATGATACAGTTACGATTGATAACTGGAACTTTATTGGTTTCACATTCTGGACTGATTTTCGTAATGAGAATCCATTAGAAATGATGTATGCTCAACAGTATATGAATGATTACAAAGTCATTCGCATTACTTCCAATTTCCGTAAGTTGAATACAAATGATACTCTTGGTTTTCATAAGAAGAGCAAGGAGTATCTTCTCAATCAACTTCAAGAATTGAATGAGAATGTATTCGTCATTAGTCATATGGCACCGAGTTATCAATCGGTTGCTCCTCAATTCAAGAACACGGAAAATGGTGCCTTTGTAAGTGATTTGGATGATTTGATTTTAAGTTATCCTCAAATCAAATACTGGTGTCATGGTCATGTCCATTCGTATTTTAACTATAATATTGGGGGATGTAAAATTCTATGTAATCCTGGTGGTTATCCTGGTCAGGACACAGGATTTAATCCAAATTTGATTTTGGGCATCTAGATATAATGGGAATACTTATTCTCAATTACAAACATTACTAAAAAGGTCGATGGATTACTTAAAGATTGAACCAAATCAAACAATACTTGTTCTTAATGCTTCTTATGAACCTCTAAATTTCATAAATTGGAGGAGAGCAGTTGTGTTGCTTATTAAGAACAAGGCACAGGCACTCGGCAAAAGAGTTATCCGTTTGGTTAATTACATTAAGATACCATACAAAAAACTAATGCAAAATAAACCATCACGAACAATGATTTATAAACGTGATGGTCACAAATGCCAGTATTGTGGTTCTACAAGAAATCTCACAATAGATCACATCTTTCCAACTTCTAAAGGTGGTGGTAATACTTGGGAAAACCTAGTAGTTGCTTGTATGCCTTGTAATACAAGGAAAGGTGATAAACTATTGGAAGAAACCAATTTAATTCTTGATACTATTCCAAAGAAACCATTTAACAAAATGTTGTTTTCTTTGGATAGAACAGATGTTGATGAATGGAAAAAGTATTCTTATAACTGATAATTGAGAATTGTAATGACTAAATACTAATGCCTTAGTTGGGTCGTATCTTCTCAGGTGAAAAGGGGCATTTCTGCCCCTTTTCTTGTATAAATACTAATACGACCCAATATAAAGAGCAGAAATGAATTATTACACTTACGCATATTTGCGTGAAGATAGAACACCTTATTACATAGGAAAAGGTAATGGTAATAGGGCATATAGAAGAAGACATAAAGGCATCAAACCACCAAAAGATAAATCAAGAATAATATTCCTAAAACAGAACTTAACAGAAGAAGAGGCATTTAGACACGAAATCTATATGATTGCTGTGTTTGGTAGAAAGGATTTAGGAACTGGTATTCTTCACAACAGAACCGATGGTGGAGAGGGTGTTTCTGGTCTTATTCATAATGAAGAAAGCAAAAGAAAAATGAGTAAAGCAAAGAAAGGTAAATCTCGGTCGGAAAAAACTAAAAGAAAAATAAGGGAAGCAGGTAAAGGCAGAACTCATTCAGACGAAAGTAAAAGAATAATAAGTGAAACAATGAAGGGCAGAAATCATTCAGAAGAAACTAAAAGAAAAATGAGTGAATCTAAACTAGGAAAACCTCGTAGCGAAGAAACTAAAAGAAAACTGAGTGAAGCAAATGTTGGTAAATCTCTTTCGGAAGAAACAAGAAAAAAATTAAGTGACCTTAATCGGGGTGAGAATAACGCACAATATGGTAAAAAATGGTGGAATAATAGAAAAGAGACTAAATTGTGTGTTAAGTGCCCTGGTGATGGTTGGGTTCTTGGAAGAATAAAATAATAAAGTATAGTGATGTGCCAGTTGTAGCACTGGCACACTCAATCAGCACTGGTCCTAAAACCTGCTATAATAAGAGGACACAAGCAAAGGAAATGTCTACTCCAAATTGGCAACACAATTCAGGAAAACAAAAGAATACCAAAGGCACTTGTAAGGGCAAACTCAAATCCCGCAAACAATCACTTCAAGCACTCAAATCCAAACTGAATTTCAAATGACTGAATCCACCAACGAAGTTCTTCATTACACTCAAGTTCTTTGCGAAGTTCTTCGTGAGAACTATAGGCAATATGGTATTGATTCTCACCGTCACTATATCACAAAAGGTGAGAATGTAGAGTATCACCAAAAACAAATTGATAGACTTTGTGAAGGTGAAGACCTTGCCGAATATATCATTGATAAAGGTCGCAAATACTATAAGATTGTGATGAAGAATCACGGACAAAAACACGCACACTTGTTTGTTGATATGAATACTGGGGATTGTTACAAGCCAGCATCTTGGAAAGCACCTGCCAAAGGTATTCGTTATAATCTTCTTGATGTTACATCCCGTGAGGAAATGTATAGGAGAGCAGACTGGGCAGGGTCGTACACTTACAAATAATCAAGACCCAATCATTCTGGTATAAATAGAAATAGTTAGTATCCAATCAACTATGAAACTTATACCAGAATATGAGGCATATAGTGTCACCGAAGACGGTGTAATTTATTCACACAAAAAACCAGGAGGAAAAGGAAAAGGCAAAATTGTTGATTATTCTTATAAAAGGCAACTAAAACCGCAAACCAACCACAAAGGATACTTAAATGTTATTTTGGAACAAGGTAGTTCTAATGCTAGAACTATGTCTATTCACAGAGCAGTAGCATTAGCATACATTCCAAATCCAAATAATTATGACACCATAAATCATATTGACGAAAACAAAACAAACAATCACGTATCAAATCTTGAATGGATGAGTAATGCTGACAACGTAGCATATTCACAAGCAAAAACAAGACTAATACAAACACCAGAGGGTGATAAAATAGAAATTACTAATTTATCAAAATGGTGTCGTGAAGTTTTAGGACTAAAATCATCAGGGAATATGTTAAGGAGTTTGAGAAATCCTAATATGCCCTGTATGGGATATAAATTACTTAAATAACCTTCTCATATAACTGATGTCAAACATTTCTTTCACCAAAGGTCTTGAAGTTTATTATGATGGAATGTATGGCATAGTTGATTTCATCTGCGAACAATACATCACAGTTTGTGTAAGAGTGATGGACCACAAATCTAGAAATGTTTGTATATTAGTTTATCCAGACAGATTTAATTTAGTAAAACTAGCAAAAGAATCTGAAAAATGAATCCTCATACAATCTCACTCATAATGAGTCAATTATGGGTTCTTTTAATTCTTGTTATTGCTGTTTCTAATTTTCTAAATTGATGAAAAAACTTCTATTACTTCTGTTGCTCATTCCTGCTCCTGTATTCGCAGCACCATTCAAGTATCAAACTCCTTGTATTTTAGAATCACAGAATGTTCTAACAGAAGATATTTGTACGGTAGTTGAAGTTCGTGAGAAAGGTGGAGCACTTAAATCACGCAACATCTATTCAAACAAGTTCTCATTGACAATCAAATCTTATTTCAGCAAGGAAAAAGGATTTATGACTTGGGATTCATTTAACAAAATAGAATATCCTTGGCAATATAAGATTGACCCACTCAAAGGAAGTCTGGTGATGCCTGGAGTGTATCTCAAAGAAGTTTCTTGGGATTAAATTAAGAATAAAATAAAAAATACTTAACGTATTTTTCAGCAAACTCTTTATCAAAATAAGATTTCAAAATACCAAAAGCAGGATCATTTGTGGACATATAATCATCAAATTTTTGATGGTGTTCTACGAATGATTCTTTTTTTGTGGCAGAATTCATTAAACACTTTTTGTATTGATGTAAGTAGCACTTTACCATAATTTGATATTCATTATAAAAACATTCACTGCTCTTTTTTATCCACAACTTTTTTGAGAAATACTTATTAAAATCATAAAACTTAGATGCGTTTGTTTTTGTGTTTGGAAACATTTCAAGATAAGACAAATAATCTTTATTATCACTAATTGGATGAAAATCTATTGCCCCAAAGTATTTTTTACTTCCAATCTGTAAATACTCTGTTCCAAATATAGGAGTTTCATAATGATGATTTGGATATATGACTAAGGACTCTGCTTGAAACTTTTGTTCAACATTTAATTCACACACTCTTATACGTTTACAATAATCAGACTTAAAAAGATATGATTTTAACTTAACTGAATTATTATTAGATGTCCTTTCTACCCAAATTGGAACTTCGGTTGAAGATAAATCTAAAAACTCTTTGAGTATATCTTTTAACATTCAATCTATCAATATTTTTAACTTAACCTATTTAATACTAATACTGCTTGTGCCAGTTGTAGCACTGGCACACTAAACGGGCACAGACCCCAATCTGTGGTATTCTAAGAGGGTGGTTGAGAGACCACCCTTTCGTTCAACAAACAAATGATTCTTGACGTTTTTCATTATACTACTTCCCGTTGGGATTGGCAGTCTGGTGATGTAAACCAAATGTGGATTCAAGAGATTGAAGAAGCACCTGATGTTTATAGGTACGTTGCTGTTGCTTACAATCCTCGCAAGGATTCAAGTATGGTGATGTCTAATCCTCGTGGGTATTTTGATACTCTACAATGGGTTCAAAAGTTCTGTGGTTCCTTCTCCCTTCTTCCTAACTGATTATGATTTACGACATTACTATTGAGTTTAGGGATGGAACTGTTGATAAGTTTCAACGCAAAAGTAATATCAAACCTATCAATAGTATAAAACTCAACGATAAAATTGCTAATGAAATCTTTCCACGAGAGTGGAAAGAAATCTCTTCCAAACCTGTTTATTGATTATGACTTTCACTTTTCCTCGTGTCTCTGCTGGTCTCTACGAAGTTCAAAAGAATTCATAAATAATGATGCTTATGTGTGGTTACTAAGCAAAAGATTAGAGGCAGAAATGCCTCTTTTCTTGTATAAATAGATATAACCACACATAAAGTAGAACTATGGAAACTCCAAAGGAGTATTACTATACCTATTATTCTTATGAAGAATGGGGTAGAGGATATATTGGCAGTAGAGGTTGCTATTGCTTACCAGAAGAAGACATAAGATATTTTGGTTCATTCAGGGATAAAACATTCAAACCAACTCAAAAAATAATACTCAAAGATGATTATGCTACAAGAGAAGACGCATATGTTGATGAGATTATTTTACACGACTTTTATGATGTAGGTAATAATCCTCATTTTGCCAATAGAGCAAAGGCAACTTCTGCAAAGTTTTGTTTATCCAAAGAACAATCAAAAGAAATTGGATTGAAAAGTAAAGAACTTGGTATTGGTTTATTTTCACTAACAAAAGAACAAAGAATAGAAAATGGCAGAAAAGGTGGTCCAATAGGTGGAAAGATTGTGGGGGCAGAAAATAAAAGACTTGGACGTGGGATATTTGGACTATCTCCACAACAAAAAAGTGAAATTGCCAAAAAAGCAAATAAACTGTCAAGTAAAAATACAAAAAAAGGAAGGAAACCAAAACCACCTCTTCTTGAACCAGAAGAACTAAAAAATTGTAAAATTAAAAACGGAAAAAAATCTGGTATGAAACACAAAGAAAACAAAACAGGTGTTTGTGGAATATCACCGGAAGAACATTCAAAAAGAGCATCTATCACAAATAGTCAAAAGTGGAGATGTCTTGAAACCGGACACATTAGTAATGCCGGAGGATTGTCTAAATATCAAAAATCAAAAGGGATAGATACTTCATTGAGAGAAAGATTGGAATAAACTTGAATAAATGATGCCCTGTGCCAATTTTTGAACCGTCCCCAACACCCCCAAACCCACACCATTCCGTGCTATGATTACGGAGTAATCGGCACAAGATTTATGACTTCCTTTGAGTTTGTTAGACAAAAAGCAGGAGAATACAAAATCACCAAAAACGGACAATTTGTTGGAAGTATAAAAAAAGCAAATGCTTCCAAATGGATTGTAACTGATGTTGTTGATACTCCTCAACAAGTTACAAAGACTCTCAAAGATGCCAAAGATGCCTGTATCAATCTCATCATCTTTGATGTAGTTGACAACACCTCTGAACCTGTGTATAATGACTCTGTTAGGGTTGATAGTCATATTAACTCTATTGAACTTCAAAGGCAAATGCTGGAGAATATGTGTAATCTTCAAGTCAAAGTTCCTACACTTGAACCCATTGCTTTTTGATGTATAAATAAAATACATTTCTTGCCCTATAAGCATTGTGGTGATGCAGCAGTTTTGTAAACTGCAGAGAACAGTTCAATTCTGTTATGGGGCTCTTAATCTTATAGTGATGTGCCAGTTGTAGGACTGGATGATAACACCCTGAATAGCACCTAAAACGTGCTATAATAACTTTGTAATGATTCAACCTATGAAACTCTATCCCTACCAGCAAACTGCCTTAAATGCCATTCAGCAGCACAATAAAGGTGTCGTTGTGATTCCTACTGGTGGTGGCAAAACAGTAGTGATGATGGAAGATGTAAAAGGCAAACTGCTTGCATCTACCTTACCGCTCACAGTTGTGATTGTGTGCCCTCGTATTATGCTTGCAACACAACTTTGTAGTGAGTTTGAAGAGTATCTCAAAGAGTTTTCAATTTCTATCTCTCACGTTCATAGTGGTGAAACTCATTATCATTCTACGACTTCACCCGGAAATCTAAAAGCACAAAGTGCGATTGTAAAAGCACTCAATCATCATCACTTTATCTTTACGACTTACAACTCACTACAACGTGTGAATGAGTCAGGAATCACTTTGGACGTGGTGTATTTTGATGAAGCACATCATTGTGTGAAACAATCTAACTTCGTTGGTGTTGCACAAACATCTGCAAGTTCTAATGCTGCGTATTTCTTCACTGCAACTCCACGAGTGAATAATACACCACAATCTATGAATAATACTGATGTGTATGGTCAAAAGATTGTATCTATTCCTGCACAAGAACTGATTGATGTTGGTAGTATTATTCCCCCACAAGTTGAAGTGTTTGAGCATAGTCATACACGTACAAAGTTCAATGCTGCGTATGTTGATTCAGAGAACGTGATTGATATTCTTTCTTCGTTTGATGAGACTGGAACACATAAAGTTCTTGTTGCTGCACCATCTACCAAAGTAATCTGGGAAATGGTATCACAATCTGATGCTCTTCATCGTTTGAATGAAATGGGTTATGAAGTTCTGCATATCACCAGCAAGCACGGTGCTTATATCGGCAAGAAGAAAGTATCCCGTGAAGTATTCTTTGATACACTCACTGATTATGGCAACGACCCAGACAAAAAGTTTGTGTTGATGCACTATTCAATTCTTTCAGAAGGAATGAATGTATCAGGTCTCACTCATTGTATTGTTCTTCGTAATCTTCCAATGATTGAGATGTGCCAAACTATTGGTCGTGTAGTTCGTATGCACCGTGATGACCGAAAAGCAATCATAGATGGTAAGATTGCAGCAGGACAGTTTCAATTCTATAAGAAACCATATGGTAAGATGATTGTGCCAGTCAATCAGGGTTTGGGTAAGAACATTCTACGTCAACTTCAAAATGTTGTTGATGCTGTGTTTGTAAAAGGAGAGTTCACTGCTACATAATATATGTCCCGCACATAAACTAATGGTATTTCAAAAAAAGTTCAGTAATTCAGGGGAAACCAAACATATGAGAGTTCCTGTTGTTTATGCTGATTTGATTGATGAACTTATGGTTATATTTGATAAGAAGTTTGAGATAAACAAAGGCAGACACATTCTACGAATCTTTATAGATCGTTTCTTGTGAGTCTAGCATAGTCATTGTGCCTATGAATGAATTTCTTGCAGTAGTTCCGTGATGGGGAGACCTGTTGCAAAAAATTCATCCAACATCAGTCTTACTGAGTCCAATGATACTCTGTGCCGGTTGTAGGGGTGGCACATAACACTCCCAAACGACCCTAGGACCTGCTATAATAAGAGGACACAAGCACAGAAAACTCAAATGAACTTCAAAGACCGTGATTCCGTCATTGATTCTTATGCTCAATACATTCTGGATAGTCTAGATATGGACGCAGTATTGAACATTGCTTATGATACTCTTGTGGGAAATCTCACCGACTATACTAATGAACAACTGGCAACAGAAATTGTTGAAAGTTATGGTGAAGAATGGTTTGAAGACCATAATGTAGAAATGGATGAGGCAGTATAGTGCTGTGCCACTTGTAGCACTGGCACACTACACTCCCAAACGACCCTAGGACCTGCTATAATAAGAAGACAAACAAACAAAGACCAATGACTTCTACAATCACCAAAACTCTAACCTTCATTGAGGAAACTGATTTGCTTGCGATGGCATATAGTTCTGTTGCTTATATGAAACTCTATGCTGAACAATCTACCGATAACAAAGATTATTGGATGATGCGAGCAGAACAGTTTGAACGAGTTGCGAATAAATTGAATACTGAAATGCGTCAAAATATGGAGGCAAACTGATGATTGTTGCTGATGGTTTTGATTACCCCAAAGAACCCATCGGCGGTGGTAATCCTTATTACTGTTGCTCTTATTGTAAGAGAAGTGACCCACAAATCAATGGATATATTGGAAACCACCACGAGTGGTGTGAGTATCGTATTCAAAAAGAATCGGAGGCAAACTGATGATTTCTAACGGACTTCGTAATCAACTTCAAGAACTTACTCAATCTGCTAATCTCACACCTGATGTTGTGAGTGTTGTTCGCAATCTTATGGAGAGTTCTTATAGTGAAGGGTATAGTGATGGTCTTGAAGAAGGAAGATATCAAGAAAGTTATGCGAATTCTATGAGTTATCTTGGAGATTAAAAATGACTGATTTGGAAAAAGTTTTATTGCTGGAAGAAATCTTGACCGAAAAGCAAATGTCTTCCTTGCGGGATATGTTGTCCCATTACAAAGAGTTTCAGGAAGAACTTTACAACTATCCTGAACCTGATACTTTATTTACGAAAACTCAACGAGAACTCTTCACCATTTTTGACATCGTATGAACCGAACACTACAACAACTGAAAGAATCAGTAGAAAAACTGATTGAACAACAAGGAGCAAACGCATCTTGTGCTGCTTTCATCTTCACAAAGGATGATGTATATGTGGAGAATGATGATTGTGAGCAGGTCTATTGTAGTGAGGAAATCACTAACAAAGTCCTCAATGATTTGGATGAAACTGATTATATTTTAGGAAAAGCATTCGATTGTATTGATGATTACATCCAGGAGCACACAAAATGACTCAAATCTCTTTCACATCTGGTGAGTTGTATGACATTATCTCTGCTCTTCAACTTGTAGAAGAATATGATGATGGATACCACCAAGGTGCTGCTTATTATCAAAATATGATTCAACAATTTGAACTCATTCATTCTAAATTGCTAGAACGACCGGGGGAAGATAGAGTATCGTACCTGATATTAGCAGATTGACCCTGTGTGCCACTTGTAGCACTGGCACACTAAACGAGCACAGACCCCAAAATCTGCTATAATAAGAGGACACAAGCAAAGGAAACTGATGGATAATCAATTCAAACCACAGATTACTTTGTGGACCCGCAAAGAACCAAATCTTAAATGTTTGCTTCTTCGTATTCTTACTCCGATTGCTGGACTGATTGATTCTCTCATTTCTATTTTTACTCTCACTCTTGTTGTGAGTAATTTTGAAATGGAAGTAGTCACTCTTCACGCATACGAATACTTTCAGTCCAAAATCAAACAAAAATAAATGAACTACCTTTGCTTGGTTGATGGTCTTGTTGTGTTTGCTAGCACCAGTTCAAGTTCTTTTGCTCACTATCAACTGATGTATGCCACAGAACACCAAGATGCTGATGTTCAGTATCTCACACTGACTGATGAAGAGTATGATGCTATGTTTCCTGTGGAGAATGAAGAATGAAAGTGAAAGATAAATTACTGATTGTCTGTATTGCTATTGCTATGTTTCCAGGTTTTGTATCTGGTATTCATTATCTCAAAAGAGACATCACTTTTCTTTATTGTTCTATGATTGTTTGTATGGAGGAAAAAGAATGACTGTTGCTGAATGGATTGAGAAACTCAAAGAGTTTCCACAAGACAAAGAAGTAAAAATCACTGATGGGTTTAAGTCTCACTTTTACGAAGGTGATTTTGACTTCCAACTCTTTGAGGATCTAGATGGTTTTACCTTTGTTGATATTGGTATTGGTGAATTTCAGGTAGAAGAATGAAACTTACTAATTGTAATATGAATCAAGTAGAGTGGAATCAATTGTATTCCAAACTCTATGATGCTTATTCTTACTCTGCGAATCGTGATGAACAGATTCGCAAGAATCTTGGAGAGATGTTAGAATATATGATTGAATACAAACAACAATTTTACACACGTCCTTCTTAATTCAAATGGAACTCTCACAAATCCTCACACTATCCACGGCACACCTTCATCCTTTGGAAGGAGCAAAGATTGATAAGGTTGCTTATATCTCCAGTGATACACTTTCTTTGATAAATGCTTCACCAGAAATATATGATTATTATATCAAAGAAAGTGTGCCTTGTTTAGTAGAATTACTGAAATTGGTTAAGGAACAATATAATGATGTTGCTTATGTATTGTTTGACCCCGATGCTGGTGTAGTAGATTATATTAAATCATACGATTGGTGATTAGTGATTGACCCTATGTGCCAGTTGTAGCACTGGCACACTAAATGAGCACAGGTCGTAGGACCTGCTATAATAAGAGGACACAAGCAAAGGAACGGACTTGATGACGACCGCACAAAAGTTGGAAAAAGCATTTCTTTTGAATGTTTTTGCTTTGGTGAATGAAGTTCAAGGTAAGCACAAACTTCCTTCGCAGTTTCATTCTAAGCAACGTTCTTCTTGGGTGAAGCAAAATCATAATCCCAAGCAAAAGAAAGATGCTCTTTCTCGTGTTTGAACTCAACTAACTCATTTCTTCTTCTATTATGTCTTCTTCTTCCTCTTCTTCCTCCGGTGGAATTGGTTTCACTGGTGCTCTGACTGTATTGTTTATTGGTCTAAAACTCACTCACGTTATTTCTTGGCCTTGGTTGTGGGTATTGTCTCCCATTTGGATTGGTTTGCTAATTGGTTTGACTGTTATTGGTGTTCTTCTCATCATTCTTATTATTGCTGGTCTCTTCAAATGAACTTCTCTGATTTACAATTTCAACCCCATCCTATTGGTAATGGTGTTCAGGCAAAACACTTCTTTGATAATGGTTATGGTGTAAGTGTTGTAAAGTTTAATGGTTCTTATGGTTATAAACAAGGATTGTATGAGAGTGCCGTTCTCAAAGGAACAGAAGAAGATTTTCAAATCTGCTATGATACTGTAATTGCTGATGATGTTCTAGGTTATCAATCCGAAGAAGAAGTTGAAGTTCTATTGTATGAAGTGGAGAATCTCTGAATGAATCCTTTTCTTGATGAAGTTCAAATTGAAGAAGACACACTCAATCAAATCTTTGAAGATTTGGAGTATGTTATTCATTGGGAATCAATTTATGAAACTAATGAAGAAGATTGGCAAGGTGTAGAATCTAGTGCCAGTCTTATGTGTCTCGCATGGTCAATGTGCCAGATGTAGCACTGGCACATAACACTCCCAAACCACCTCAATCCGTGCTATGATTACGGAGTAATCAAAACAAAGCAATGTCTAACACTCTCACGATGAACTACAAAGAACTTTATTCTCAGGAAACTGTTGATAAAATTGAAGAACTGATTGCTGATTCTTATGCTCTGGATGATATTGTAGATTTCATTGCTGAAACTTCGGAAGAATCTTTCCGCAGTTATTATCAAACCTATGTTGAAACTGGTGAAGAGTATTCTTATGAAGCAGTAGATGCTTTCATTGAAGAGTTTGGTCTTCATTCTTTGGTTGGTGATAACTTTCAAGATGCTTATCTGGGTCAATATGATTCCAAAGCAGATTATGCCGAGCAATATGTAAGTGAATGTTATTCTGTGGAAGTTCCTAGTTTTGTGGAAGTTGATTGGGAAGCAACATTTGATAATATGGATGTTGTAATGAGTGATACTGGTTATGTGTTTGACAATCAATTCTGAATCATTATGAAACTTCAATCGCAAGACAATCCGTTGGTGGTTGATTTTTATCCCACCAAAACCTTGACTGGTAATGTATCCAAAGAGTGGTTTCTCAAAACTATCACATTTCAAGGAAAGACATTATCTAAGATGATGCTCAACCGAATTGAAATGAATCTTGAAGTTCAAACTTATTTGAACAATGATTCAATTCCTTTTGAAGTTGTAGATTTCAATACACTTCCTCAATTTGTGGAAGACCATTTTGCTGAACCATTTTCTGCCTGAATTATTATGGAAGTCTATGCTGTGATTGGTGGTTCTTATTTTGGTGGGGAAGATTTTGATACATTGGAACTCTTTGATTGTAAATCAACTTCGGAAGCATATGCCCATAAACTGGTAGAAGAAGATGGGTGTGATTATTTTAGAATGGACATCAGAGAAGTTAATATGGAATCGGCAATCAAACTATAGTCGGTGTGCCACTTGTAGGGGTGGCACACTATATCCCCAAACCCCCTCAATCCGTGCTATGATTACGGAGTAATCAAGACAAAACGATGAAGTTTCAAGTTACTCAAATTGAGTTTGATTTTGAGATGGAGGATGATGAGTATCCTTCAGTTGATTATCAACAAGCACTCAGATATGACACAATCGGTCAAATCTGGGATGCTGATGATGCTGATGATTTAGTGGAAGAAATTACTTGTGCCACTGGTTGGTGTATCAAGTCTATTGATTATCGCATCATTCTTTCCTAGTCTTACACACAACTAACAAACAAACAAATGTCTTATTCTGAAAAGTACCAGCAACTGGAAAATCAAATTCAAGAACTTCAAGCAGAAGTTGAAAGATTGAAGCAAGAAGAAACAAATAACAAACTTCCTCGTAATTTTGCGATTGATGTTGTCAAAAAAATCCTTGATGATGGTGATACTAATTACCTTGATGATGCCTTTGATTGGGTTGATACGAAACAAGGATATACTTATTGGAATGACATCTTTGACATTGAACCACTTCGTAAGAAAGATATCATTCAACTTCAAAAATGGGTGATTATCTATCTGGAACAAAATCAAAAGTAAATCATAATTCTTAATCATTCAAACACACATTACAAACAACTTTATGAACTCTGACAAGCAACGCAATTCTCAAATTGAAGTTTCGGTTGATTATATGAACGATCAAGTTTTTCATCTTATCAATGACAATCAAGCAGAGAATGCGAAAGCAATTCTAATGGAATGGGAAGAATTGATGACACACGAAGATGGTGATGATTCAGTTACGGTTATTTGGATGAAGAATCTAGCAGGGTCTTACTGAGTCCAATGATGCGATGTGCCAGTAATCCTTCTGGCACATAACACTCCCAAACGACCCTAGGACCTGCTATGATAAGAGGACACAAGCAAAGGAAACCAAAGTGAAGTTCAGTAAGGCACAATCTGTGATTATTGAAGAGATCGGAAATACAAATTGTGTTCTAAATCATTCACAACGGATGCGAGCAATTCAACCTATGCTTGATTCCAACATCATCAAACGCACAGTGATTTATGGTCCTGAGGGTTGGGGCATTGGTTATCACTGGGAATTAGTTTAGTTCATTTCTCAACCAACTCAACAACCAACAAAATGAAAAAGTACGAACAACTCGAATCTCAGATTCAAGAACTTCAAGCAAAAGTTGAAAGACTGAAACAAGAAGAAGCAAGCAATAAACTTCCTGATTACTTTGATGTTTGTCTTGTCAAAAAAGTAATTGCTGGTGATAATAGTAGCCTTCATGGTGCCTTTGATTGGGATGTTACTCCACAAGGTTATGATTATTGGGGGCGCATCTATTATAAGTATCAACCACTAACTGACAAGGACATCATTCAACTTCAAAAATGGGTGATTATCTGTCTGGAACTAATTAAAAGTACAACTTACTACACTCAACAACCAACAAAATGAAAAAGTACCAGCAACTCGAATCTCAAATTGAAGAACTTCAGAAAGAAGTTGAACGTCTCAAACAAGAAGAAACAGAACAAATTGATCTTTCAACTTGTATTGCCGGACAATTAGTTCAACTTCGCAATGGTCAGTTTGAGTATTACGAATATAAAGATGAGGCAGGTTTTTATATTGTTGGTGGTGAGCCTTTTAATCAGGATGGAAGTTATTTTGTTAAATATACTGAACCCCAGTATGATGTAGTGAAAGTCTTTCCTGCCGAGATTCCAGTTCCTGATTCATTTAATGTTTCTCGTGCCAAGAAAGTTCTAAAAGGAGATGTTTATTGTCTTGGAGGTTCATTTGGTTTTGATGATACTCCGCAAGGAGATAAGTATTGGAGAGATATTTTCACTGGTAAAACTCATCTTTCTCTTGGTGATATGATCTTCATTCAGAAGTGGATTATTCAATCACCCTGAACGGTTAGCATACATAAGGGATGCTGATGTCTCTAACAACCGTAGACCCCTTGACAACCACCTCAAAAGGTGCTATGATAAGGGGACAGACAAACAAAAGAAAATGAGTGAGTTTCAAAAAATCATTCAAGAAGCAAACTTTCAATCAAAGTCAAAGAACCAATTTATTCAAGAACTTTTGAAAGATAAAGTGTTCTGTTCATTGATGATTGAATCTTGTTTGATTGGATTTGTAGAGGGTGTGGTAGAAGCTATATTTCCTGATAAAAATAACTAATCTCTCACTCTCACCCATTCATTCAAAACACAATGACAACTCGTTTCACCTACGACATCAAAACTCAACAACTTGTTTATGCTCTTGTTGATAAAGATGGTGTTTGTAAGTATCTGACTACTTCCATCACTGATGCTATCAAACTCACTCAAAAGAACTGAAATGAAAAACTTTGATCTCTTTCAATTTCTTGTAGTTGTTGGAGTTGTTGTTATTTTTCTAGCAGCTCCTATTGTTGGTGCGGGTAGGGTAATCGTAACACAACAAGCAATCAATCAAGAATGTAAGACTAATTATTCTTTCATTCAAGTTGCTCTTGCTGGAAATAATCTTTCACGCATTTGCCAAATCAAAAATCAAACCATCACCATCAAATAACTAAAATGATTTTACTTCACAAAGAAGATCAAGGTGCTATTTACACTCTTGATGAGTTCAATGAGTTATTAGTTGCTCCTATTTACACTGATGGTTCAATCAATCTGAATGAGTTTGATGTTGTAGATATTGACCAATGTGATGATGAATATGAACTGCTAGATATTCAAAATGAACTAATTTCTATGTCCTCTGTATCTCTTGTTACAAAATGATTGATATGCGGGTCACTTCTAACTATGGTTACATTCATACCAAGTTATTTTATCTTGGATGGAGTCATTGTCAATCAAAAGATGAAGAACAATTTGGTTTTTCTATTGGTAATTTGTATGTTGGAGTATATAATCATCAATGGTTTGGTGGATTTCTTGATGAAAATGGTGTATTGAAAGAATGAAATAAATGTATTAAAAAACATTATGTGTTGATTTGTTAATGATTTGTTAATTGTATCTTTATGTGTTAATGAGTTCTTCTATCTGTTAATGCTTGATTGAACCTTCTACTTTATGTGTTAATGAGTTCTTTTATCTGTTAATGCTTGATTGAACCTTCTACTTTTTATGGGTCTAAGCCCGCTAATTATAACACAAACCACCTCAAATGTCAAGTATTTCCAGACACTTGCACAACTGGCACAAGGCATCAACATAATATTCTGTCTTGTGCTATACTATAAGGGAACGATTCTCTATAGGGGGAACTGATAGGTTTTCCACAGGTTATACACAATAGTTTTCCACAGGCAATTAACAAATCCCAGTGATTGCAGTGGTTTATGATTTTTACCCTGTGGAAAACTTTTATACTTTTTCCACAGGTTATCATAAAGTTGTGGAAAACTATTATACTTTTTTCACAACCCTGTGGAAAACTATCATAAGAACATCTAATTCGTGCTATCAGATACTTCGTGTAATCCTATACTATCAGTTATTCTTATAGATCTTCGTCTTTTGCATACCTAGGGATATGTTTCGTGTATTAGAATCAAGCAGTACTAAATGGTTCTTAATAAGCACCACTGTTTGATACTTAACACACTGACAAAATATACTAGATTGCATTTCGTTTATTCTATTATACTTTGCAACTTCGTCAATATTTTATAGTATTAGGCAGTGCTTCGTGTTATAGTATAGCTTACTCATTCGTTTATGCAGGGAGGATAATGTTCTTAAATATAATATACCTGGGGGTATGTTTCGTGTATTAGAATCAAATTGCACTAAATGGACAGTTATATCGTCGCCTTCGTTATAGCGTACCTGGGGGTATGTTTCGTGTATTAGAATAAAAATGTCCTAAATGGACAGTTATATTTTGGGGGTTTGTGTTAATTATACGCCCCGTTGCCCGCCCTTAAGGCGTAAAAGGCGTCCTAACCCCAAAAGCTAATTTAAAGGGTCCCTGTAACCTACAAAACTTTGAAAACGCTCGAACATATACACGTTAATTAAAAAAAATTTCCAGGATTCAAAATTCCCACACAGGTTTACACAAGGAACAAAAAATTTTCCCAGAAAAAAACACTCACAAAAGGACAAAAAATACTATATAAAAAGAAACACACATTTCAAATATGAAACTGGAATTTGACGATTACGAAAAAGATCTATTACTGGAAACAATTCAGCATAGATTATACACAGATAAAATATTAGTGATTAATAATACTCTTAGAGAAGAAATTGAAGATCTTCTCAGAAAAGTAGAAGAAGATGAATACTTATAATATTTCAGTCAAAGGCACGAATATTATAAGTCAATTACCTCAGAGTGATTTGCAGGAAAATCTGAAACTTATCAGGGGACTTGTATGGACTTCTGGGGGCAATGATGATGATATCAAGATCACACTAAATAAAGCAGAACCACCTTGCAATAAATGAGTTGTGGTGGTAGAATAATAAAGGTACTATTTTTAAAATTTTATACTTATGGCAAAAGGTTTTACGGTAAAGGCAGCAGCACCCAAATCTTCAAATAACAATGAAGATGATTTTGATTTAGCATCAGCAAAACAAGCAATACAAGGAAAATCAATTGTATTTTGTCTTCCTGGACGAGGAGTATCATATACTTTTCTAAAAAACTTCGTTCAATTGTGTTTTGATCTAGTTCAATCTGGAGCAAGTATTCAGATTTCACAAGATTACAGTTCAATGGTGAATTTTGCTCGTTGTAAAGTTCTTGGGGCAAATGTTCTCAGAGGACCAAAGCAAGTTCCTTGGGATGGTCGTTTAAAGTATGATTATCAGTTATGGATTGATAGTGATATTGTATTTGATACTGAAAAGTTTTATCGTCTTGTTTCAATGAATAAGGACATTGCAGCGGGATGGTATTGTACTGAGGACGGAATGACCACCTCAGTTGCTCATTGGTTAGACGAAGATGATTTCAGAGGCAATGGTGGAGTGATGAATCACGAAACCTTAGAAACGATGGGCAAACGTCGCAAGATGTTTACAGTTGATTACACAGGTTTTGGATGGGTACTCATCAAGAATGGAGTCTTTGAGAATCTTGAATATCCCTGGTTTGCACCGAAGATGCAAGTCTTCGAATCTGGTGAGGTTCAGGACATGTGTGGTGAGGATGTCTCATTCTGTCTAGATGCAAAAGAAGCAGGATTTGAGATTTGGTGTGATCCAAAGATTCGTGTTGGACATGAAAAGACTAGAATCATTTGAGGTACTTCTCTCAGGCGCTTCTTGACTTTTTCAACTGAATAATGATAAAATGCCTTTGTGGGAGGTTTTAAGTCTTACAAAGGCATTTTCAATGTTCTCAGAAGGTATTAAAGATTATAAGTCTTCTGAAAAAACCGTACAAAAACCGTTTTATAAACAAATTGGGAGAAAATTAAATGGCTGTTTCAAAAAAAGAGATGAAGATTGGGAGTAATCCAAAGAATACTCGTCAAGGTGAAGGGAAAAATACCAAATACGCAAAATCAAGTCGTAATGGTGCTCGAAAAAAGTATAGAGGTCAAGGTCGTTGATTCAATTGAATCCACAAATCCCGGTTATTACCCCAAAAGGTAATGGCTGGGCTTTCTTTTTGATAGATCGTTCTCAAGAACATGACCTTGAATGGATAGTTTTTCTAGATGATGGTGGTTTTTGTTGGACTTTTCGAAATTCAGATATTCGAATTCAGAAAAATTTAACATTTAATAGAGATTCTATTCTACAATTTAACGAAAAGATTGAAAAATAAAATAATATAGATAAAATATGGGATAGAAACCCCAAAAAAAGTTCTGATTTTCAATCAGGAGCCAAAATGTCAAACCAAAAAGTCGATAGAGACCAAGAATACATGAGAAAAATGTGGGGGACCACAAAATTGATTACAGATTATCAAATAGATCCAACAAAAAGGGTCATTCAAGAATTTATGTATGACGTTGCGCCAAAGCACGACCTAAAAAAACAGACTGATCTTCACGAAAAAATTCGTAATGACGAAGATTATGATGATTGGTCTTATGGAACTGAACCTGCTTACGGAAAAAGTTGGTAAAAAGTATTATAGATATATAAAAGTGCAAAAATTTGAATGGCAGTAACAATTTCTCGCAGTTTTAAAGATATTAGTTTGTCTTTTGCGAGACATCCAGTTACAAATGATGTAACCATTCTCAAAAATGAGGATGCAATCAAAAGATCTGTCATAAATTTGGTCAGAACTCGCATTAATGAAAGATTTTTTAATAGTTTGTTGGGTTCTTCTGTGGATAATTCATTATTTGAACTCCAATCTTCTGGTGTATCTTCATTTTTACAAGAAGAAATCACATCACTTCTCGAAAACTTTGAACCTAGAATTAGATTAAGAAGTGTTGTGATTGATACTCCAGAAGATTCTAATGATTTAAATATTCGTATTTCTTATGATATTGTTGGTTTACCATTTCCAACTCAAAATATAGAATTCATCTTACAACCAACTAGAGTATAATGGCATTCAATCAGTTTACCAACTTAGATTTTGGCGATCTACGAACTCAGATTAAAGATTATCTGAGAACAAATTCTAATTTTACTGATTTTGATTTTGAAGGATCCAACTTTTCGGTCCTGATTGATATTCTTGCTTATAATAGTTACATTACATCATACAATACCAATATGGCTATCAATGAGTCATTCATTGATAGCTCCACATTAAGAGAAAATGTAGTTTCTTTAGCAAGAAATATTGGTTATGTGCCAAGATCTGTTAAATCCGCAAAAGCAAAGATTAGTTTTAGTGTAGATGTTAGTAATATTAATACAAGATTAGTAAAATTGAATGCTGGCGTAGTTGCTTTGGGGTCAGTTCAAGGCGGAAATTATATTTTTTCAATTCCTGAAGATATTTCAGTAACACCAAATCAAAATGGAATCGCAATATTTGATAATGTCGAGATTTATGAAGGAACATTTTTAAATAAGACCTTTAATGTAGATAATTCGCAAACAAATGCAAAATATATCTTACCAAATGCAAATATTGACACCTCAACAATTAGAGTTTCTGTTACTGGCACCACAACAGAGAAATATGAACTCTATACAAATATTTTTGCAGTAGAACCAAACTCAAAAATCTTTTTAATTCAAGAAATTGATGATGAAAAGTATCAAATTTTGTTTGGTGATAATATTTTTGGAAAAAATCCAGACAATGGCAGTAAAATTACTGTATCATACATTATAACAAATGGAATTGATGGTAATGGTGGTGCAAATTTCACATTTTCTGGCAATTTATCTTATATTGAGAATGGAATTACTAAACCAGTCACTTCCGGCATATCTCTCCTAACAACTCTACAATCGTCTGAAAACGGTGATAGCATAGAATCTATAGATACTATCAAATATCTTGCCCCAAGGGTCTACGCATCGCAATATAGGGCAGTTACGTCTAATGATTATACAAGTTTAATTCCATTTTTATATTCAAATGTTGACTCGGTAAGCGCATATGGTGGAGAAGAACTTGATCCTCCACAATATGGCAAAGTTTACATTACAATTAAACCAAAAAATGGTGAAACTCTTTCCGATATTACGAAAAATTCAATCAAAAATGATTTAAAGAAGTATACAGTAGCAGGTATTAAACAAGAATTTATTGATTTGAAGTATTTGTATGTCGAATATGATTCCACGGTATCATATGATCCAAGTTTTATATCAAATAAAGAAAATCTCCATACAAGAATTCAATCAGCAATCAATTCGTATTCAAAATCTTCTGATATTAATTCCTTCGGTGGAAGGATTAAATATAGTAAGATGATTTCATTGATTGATAATGTGGATAAGGGAATAACTTCAAATATTACTCTCTTAAAAATGAGAAGAAACCTTTCTCCTGCATATAATGCACTTGCTAACTATGAATTATGTTTTGTAAATAAATTTCACGCAGATGTTTATGGATTTAATATCCGTTCGACACCATTCAAAATAAGTGGAGTGGATAACGATATATATTTGACCGATCTTCCGGATGATTCAACAGGAAAAACAGGAAAAATTAAATTTTTTACTTTAATAAACGGATCTCCAAATTTTATCAATAATAATGCTGGAACAGTAAACTACGAAAAAGGAGAAATTATACTATATCCCGTAACTATTACATCTACAACATCTTCTGTTGGAATTGAGATTGAAGTTGTTCCGGATTCTAATGACATTATTGCAAAAGAAAATCTTTACATTATCCTAGATACTACAAGTAATAGTTTACTAAATCTTATAGAAGATCCCATATCTTCCGGATCTAATAAATCTGGAAATTCTTACGTTCCACCTTCTAGTTTTACAAGCAATAAAAAGTATACGAGATAAAGATGTCAGAAAACAAAGTTAAAATTTCAAATATTGTTGAGAATCAAATTCCAGAGTTCCTCAATGAAGAAAATCCTTTATTTAAAGAATTTTTAAATCAGTATTATATTTCTCAAGAATTTGATTATTCTATTGTAAATTTAGCAGAAAATATTTTTTCATATAAACATATTGATACTTATAGAAATGTTGGACTATCTACAATTTCTATAAAGTTAACATCTAATGTATTGGCATTTGAGGATACAATTGATGTGACCACAACTATTGGATTTCCTCCAAAATATGGTCTATTGAAGGTTAATGATGAAATTATAACTTATACTGGAATTACAACAAATTCCTTTACTGGTTGTATTCGTGGATTTAGTGGGATTAGTCAAATCGAAACTGAAGGTAATCCAGAATTTTTAACTTTTAGTTCAACCGAAGCACAAGAGCACTCATCTGGATCTTTAGTTAGTAATTTAAGTTTCATATTTGTTCAAGAATTTTTCAAAAAATACAAATATCAATTTTTACCTGGATTCGAAAATAGAACTTTTATTTCTGGAGTATCTATTGAAAATATTTTAACTAGAGCAAAAGATTTTTATAGATCAAAAGGAACTGATAGTGCTATTAAAATTTTATTTAAAATTTTGTTTGGAAAAAATGTCCAAATCATAAAACCATTTGACAATACAATATCTACATCGGAAGCAGAGTGGATAAGTGTTGATGAAATGATAGTAGAATCTTTGGATGGAAATCCATCAAACCTCAAAGAAACTACCATATATCAAAATTCTTTTAATTTTCCTACTGCCAGTGGAACAATATCAAATGTAGAAGATATTTATTTGGCAAATAAAAAATATTATAAAATTAGTTTTCCAAAATTTACTATTAATGGAAATTTTTTAATTAGCAATAAAACCAAAGTAATTGGAAATACACCATCTTCTGATGTTGTTACTGTAGATTCCACTATTGGATTTAAAGATTCTGGTAATTTTTATTATTTGGATAAAGAAAGTAATGTTTACAACCAAATTGAATATACCTCAAAATCCCATAATCAATTTTTTGGTTGTATTGGACTTACAACTTCATTAACTGAAAATACACCTATTATAGATAATAATTTTGTTTATGGTTATGAAAATAATGACATAAACTTAATATGCAAAATGAGAGTTGTTGGTACAATTTCAAATCTTTCTACTGGAGTTGAGAATACAAAATATTTTCTTCCTGGTGATAAAATTAAATTAAAATATATTGGCGAGAAAACTTCATTAGATGATAAAAAGTTTTCTACTTGGTTTTATAATAATATTTCATACGTAGAAACTCAATCTGTAGATGCAGCAACAAAAACAATAATAACAAAATCTCCACATTTTTTGCACAAAGGAGATAATGTAGATATTATAAACAAATTAACAAATTCAACAACAGTAAGTTCTTCTGAAGTTTCTAGTGTATTAAATTCTACTCAATTTCAAATTACAACAGGATCTTTAGATAATAATACAGAATATTATGTTAAGAAAAATTTAAATTTTGTTTCCAGTAATTTAAATTTAAATAGTCTTCTTGCAGATATTCAAAATTCATTTATTGATAAAGACGAAAATACTTATATTGCATTTTCTGGTTACCCATCATATAGTGCATTAGAAACAACTAACAGATCAAAAACATTTACATCAAACTCTGCGTCTTCAGGTGTAATTAATATTAGTTCTCACGGATTCATTACTGGAGATAAAATTTACCTAGAAGCATCTTCAGATATAACTGGTGTATCATCTGGTTATTATTATGCAAATAAACTAAATGAAAATTCTATCCAATTGTCTTTAAGTAGATTAAACATATATTCAAATGATTTTTTGATTTTCAACGGATCTGGAGATACCACAAATACAATCACACCAGCAGATCTTTATGGAAGTAATTTAATAAATCAAGATAACTTCAAAAGAATTTTAAAAATTCCACAAAAAAATACAAATAATTTGTCATTGAATGGTCCAATTGGAGTTTTTTTGAATGGTGTAGAATTATATTCTCCAATTTCAAATGATTCTGTATTTTATGGTCAACTACAAAAAATTAATATTTTGGATAGTGGATTAAATTATGATGTTATAAATCCCGCAACTATTTCAATTGTAGATTCATCTGGAACTGGAGCAGAAGCATATCCGCATTTATCTGGAAATATAGAAGAAATAATTTTAGAAAATCCTGGATTTAATTATATTGATTTGCCTACAGTAAAAATATCAGGAGGCAATGGATCTGGTTGTGTTGCTGAGGCAAAAATGACCTCACATCAGCACTTTGTGTCTTTCTCTGATTTAAAAGTTAATTTAATTTCAAATTCAATTAATTTAGATGATGATCACAAATTTTTTGATGGAGAAGAAGTAATTTATACTTCTTCTGGTCTTCCAATTGGAATTGGAAGTACGAATGTTGGATTTTCAACATCTTGTTTGACAAATAATGCATTTTATTATATTTCAAAAATTGATGGGACATCATTTTCTATTGCAGTATCAAAAGAAAATGCATTAGCAAAAACAAATCTTATAGATTTTACATCTTTTGGAAATCAAACACATACTTTTAAGTCTTCAAAATTTAAAAATATTATTGATAGAATTTCAATTCAAAATCCAGGAAGTACATATTCAAATAAAAAAGTAGTAGTTGATTCTATTGCATATCCACCATTAGAAAAAAAAGATATAATTAAAACTTTTGTTGGCATAAACACCTATGATAATTATATTTTTGCAATAAATCATAATTATAAAAATGGTGACATACTAACATATTCTGTTGATGGTACTACAATATCTGGATTGTCAACTTCAAATTATTATAAAGTTACAATAATAGATGAAAATAAATTCAAATTAAGTTATGCTGGAACTGCTTCAAGTATAAGCACTATAGATTATGATAATAAAATTTATGCAAATTTAACTAATATTGGAGTAGGTACACATACATTTAATTATCCACCAATAACTGTAAGTATTTTTGGAAATACTGGTATTTCATCAACAACAATTCCATCATATTATACTGCAACTGCACATGCAGTTGTAAGTGGTAAAGTTGAAAATGTATTTTTAAAAAAAGGTGGTGTTGGTTATGGTGTTACGAATATTATAAACTTAATAAGAAGACCAGAAGTAATTCTTCAAACTGGAAAAAATGCTTCAATTAGAGCAATTGTAAATGATAGTGGAGAAATTTCGGATGTTTATATTATAGACAAAGGGTCTGAATATACAACTCCACCAATTTTAGAGGTAATTGGTTCAGGAAAGTATGCAAAATTGAACGCAAATATTTTCAATGGTCAAATAACATCAATTAATATTATAAGTAGCGGAAAGGGGTATTCTAAAAATAATACTACTATAAAAGTATCTCCTCGTGGATCTGGTGCATTTTTTAATGCCGAAATTCAAAAATGGTCAATAAATGCAGTAGAAAAATATAAAAATATTTTAGAAACAGAACAATATAAAGGAACTTTACAAATTCCATCTGAAGCAAAATTCAAAGAAAATAAAATAGGTTCATATTATGCAACAAAGGAAATTCGTAAAATTTTAAATGATAATTTAGACCAAAATACTTTTGAAGAATTAGATGAACTCAATTCACATTCTCCAATTATAGGTTGGGCATATGATGGCAATCCAATTTATGGTCCATATGGAAATGCAAAAGCTATTGCAGACTCTTCTGGAACTGGTGGATTAAAAAGAATAACATCTAGTTATAATAAATTATCCTCAATTATAGATACAAATTTAAGACCACCATATCCAAGTGGATATTTTATTGAAGATTACAATTTTGACAATAGTGGAGATCTTGATGAATATAATGGAAGATTTATTGTCAATTCAGATTTTCCAAATGGAACTTATGCATATTTTTCAACTTTAGATATAGATAAAAAACCATCATTCCCATATACAACTTTTAAACATCATAATGCAACTGATTTATTCAATTATGATGTATTAAAAACTCAATCAGATTTATATTTAAATACTGGAGAGTATAAAAGGAATATTACACCACAAGGAATATCGGAGAAATATAAAAAATATCCTTTCTTTAATGATAATTTTAATTCTAATGTAAATTTAGAAGTAATTCTCACAAAAAAATCTAAAATTTCAGAAATTATCGTTAAAGATGGTGGTTCTTCTTATAAAGTCGGAGATGATGTGATATTTTTAAATGATCCAAATATTAATTCAAGTGTAAAGGAAGTTTTGGGGAAAAATATTGTATCAATTGCATCTTCGGAAATTATAAATGAAAATCTTGTTTTTTCATTTTTAGATAAAAAAGTTACTGCATTAAGTACAGCTCCTCATAATTTTGTAGATGGGGACATTGTTGAAATTTCTGGAATTTCAACATCATTATATAAATCTATAGAAGGTCTAAAAACTATTGAGGTTTCATCAATAGTTGCATCACTGTCTGTTTCTATTGGAAACACAAGCACCACTGGAATTACTACATTTATTTCAATTTCAGATCCAACTTCAAATGGCAATTTTACACCAAACAATATTATACAGATCGAATCCGAACAATTATTAATTTTGAATCTTGATAATTATAACAATAGGTATAGAGTTCAAAGAGCATATAATAATACAGTTGGATCAGCACATACGGCAACAAGTATAGTTCGTTTATTGCCAAAATCATTTACATTTGATAATAATCTACCAATACCAACAAATAACGAAACAAATTATTCATATTATTTTAATCCAAACAATTCTATCGGAATTGGCAGTAGTTATACCAATATTATTGTAGAGACTTCTGGAAGTAATAATATTGTAAAATCTGTCCCACCAAAAGCAATATATCTTCCAAATCATAAATTTAATACTGGAGATTTATTGTCATATACTTCCATAGGTTCAACAATAGTTGCATCAAAAGATAGTTCGCTAACACCAACATTTAAACTAAATGATTTTCAAAATTTATATTGTGTTAAAATTAGCGATGAATATATTGGGATTTCCACAGAAAAAGTTGGTTTTACAACTTCTTCTGTTTATTTTGTTTCATATACAGGAACAAATCATAATTTTGAATCCATCAAAAATCAAATAACAGGGAATTCCAAAAAAGTAAATGTCACAGTAACTGTTGATGAATCAATTGATTTGAAGGTAGATGATAATATAAATTTAAATATATTACCAAAATTAAATCAATCTTTTAATTTTAAATTCAATAGCGTTATAAAAAAATTAGTTGTCAATCCAGTTTCATTTGCATCGACAGCAGTTGGTGTTGGAACTGCAAATTCCACAATAACAATTAATAACCATAACTATAAAACTGGAGATGTGGTAGTATACACTGCAGCAAATCCAATTACACCTCTTGTAAATAATGAAATTTATTATGTCATAAAGACATCAAATTCTTCCATTAAGCTAGCATCAAATTCATATAATGCTTCTAAATTAGATTATGAATATATTGGAATTTCTTCGTATGGATCGGGAACTCACGATTTATCGCTAATCAACCCAAAGTTAACTTTTTATAAAGGAAATAATGTTTCTATAGCAGTATCAGATACTAGTTTGTCTGGATATGATATTAAATTTTATTATGACAATCAGTTTAAATCAGAATACAATTCAACTTTAATAAGAAAATATGGAACAATTGGAGATTCAAACCCTTCATCAAGAATAAATGTTTATATTGGTGATTCGATTGAAAATCAATTTTTTTATAGAATTGAAGGAAAAGATATAAATTTTACCGATACTTATCCATCATCAACAAATACTGATGTTAAAAATTATTCATTAATAGAAATAAAACAATCGATATATAATGGATCTCATATTATTTCTGGAGTTGGAACAACTTCATTTGATTTTACTTTAGTTGGAACAGCAGAGACAACATCATATGTCTCATCTGGTTTTTCAACTGCGTATTACTCTACAGATTCTAAAAATACAAAAGGAAAAATATTTTCAATAAAAACAATTAATTTTGGATCAAATTTACAAAAAATACCTCAAATATCTTCTATACAATCAGATGAAGGAACTAATGGAGTTCTTTCAATTGAATCTAATGATATTGGAACCGTAAAAGATATTAGAGTTATAAATCAAGGTCTTGAATTTTCAAACAATAAAACATTAACTCCAAAAGCAGATACATATACTATTTTAAAATTAAAAAATGTATATAAATTAAAAACAATTGGAATTACCACTGGTGGCAAAAATTATACTACTGCGCCAAATGTAATTGCCGTTGGAAACTCATCAATTTTAACAAGAACTTCAATACAAGGAAGTTCTGTAGAAAAAATAGAAATTATTTCAAATGACAGTGGATTGACAAATGACATTAGAATTTTACCAACCAACAATTCAAATGGAGTTGGTATTATTAATGCATCATCAAGTTTTAAACTTAATACTTTGTATCTGAAAGCACCTCTTTTGGGATTTACAGAATTTCCATTTAATATTGGCGATAAAATTTTTGTGGAAAACATATCAATAACTGATTCGTCCGATGGTTATAATTCAAGCGATTATGATTACAAATATTTTACAGTCACTGGAATTAATACAATTTCTGGTTCGGAATATGTTAGATATTCAATTTCTGGTCTTGGCAATACTGGTGGATTATTTGATTCAACAAAAACTTTTGGTAGAGTTATAAAAGTAAATGATTTGGCTTCATTTGACGTAGAATTTGAAAAAATTAATTTTTTAGAAGGAGAAAAGATAACTCAATTGAGCGACAATACAACTGCATATGTCTCCGAAAATGGTTGGGACCCAGAAGCACAAACTTTGAAGGTTATCAATATTGATGGAAAATTCAACGAAGACAGTCAAATAAAAGGATCTGTAGGAAATTACAAATCAAGTATTGATTCTATATATTCATTTGATTTTGATTTAAATGTCAATTCAACTACTAAAAAAAATAAAAATTGGAACACAGACAAAGGAAAATTAAATTTTGATAGTCAAAGAATTCAAGATAGTGATTATTATCAAAGATTTTCATATTCTATAAAAGGAGAAGTTGAATATGATGCTTGGAAAGAATCAGTCAACAGTTTAACTCATACATCTGGTTTTAAAAACTTTTCTAATTTAGAAATACTAAACGGTGTTGGAAAAACATCTTCTATAAAATCAACTGATTCACAAATTGATTTGAATGTTGAAATATTAAGTTCGGCTTCAGTAAATGATAGATTGTACTATGATTTTGCTTCCGAAGATACTAATAACCAATCACTATCAAAAATAATTAAATTTGATTCTAAAATTATTACAGACTATAACGAATCAAGAACTAATAAAGTTTTAGAAATTGATGATATTAGTTCACAATTTACAGGAATAACAACTACTCTTGGTGGTCAAATTGTTGGTCTGACTTCATTTAGATTGTATAATAATACAAATACACTATTATACAAAAATTTTAATTCTTCTGCAATAACAACATCTTTATCACTAATAACAATTACCGATCACGAATTTAATACTGGAGAGATATTGCAATATTCTCCAAATGGAGGAACACCAATTGGAATTATAACAACAACAGTAGTTGGTGTTGGAACGACAACCATATTACCATCTAATGTGTATGCTATTAAAATATCTAAAGATACGATTAAACTGGCAATAGGATCGTCTGAAGCATCTTCTGGAGTAGCAATAACATTTACTTCTTCTGGCATTGGAACACAACATAGTCTTTCTGTTGAATCAGAATTGGCTACAAGTAGATGTTTTATTACTGTTGATAACATAATTCAAAGTCCACTATCAAGAAAAGACATATTAGTAGGATTATCCACTCAAGTTGGATTGACCACAACAACAATTTATTTAAATGATATTTCAAAAATTCAAGGAAAATCATTAATAAAAATAGAAAATGAAATTGTTAAAGTTAATTTGGTTGGTGTTGGATCAACTAATTCTCTCAATGTCATTAGAAGTTATATGGGATCTGTTGCATCCGCACATACTGTTGGTGCAGCAGTTACCGTATTATCTGGTGATTATAGAATAAAAAAAGGTACAATTTATTTTTCAGATGCTCCTTATGGTCCAACGGGAATTGGTTCATTAACATCAAAATCAACTTTTGCCGGAAGAGTATTTTATCGTTTAAATTATGATACAAATCACATTATTGATGATATTTCAGAATCATTTAACAGTATTCAAAATAAATTTGATTTAAAAACAAATGGAACAACTTTGTCTGGAATACAAACCAGTTTTGGAGTTGTTTTAGTTAATAATATTTTTCAAAGACCATTTTACGGTGACGTTGGATCTATCTTGGAATCGGATTATCAAATTGTGGGTACTGGACAAACAATTAGTTTTACTGGATCAAATTATAAAAATTTACCAAGAGGTGGTGTAATTAATGAGTTTGACGTAATAAATGGAAGTGGATATCAAACACCATACAGAGCGTCTGCATATGTTACTGTTTCTGTTGGTGGAACAATTCAATCAATAGGATTATCAACTGGAGGATCTGGTTATATTGCCGCACCTAGAGTTTCTATTGCAGATACACTTGGAATTGGAGTATCAATTGTTTCGTCAATAACAAATGGAATTGTAACTTCATTTACGATAGTAAATCCAGGAAGTGGATATACAACTTCCAGTCCACCTATAGTTACTATAGATGAACCATATCCATACAAAAATCTATTATTGACTGGTGGCAATGGAACTGGAGCAAAAATGAATGTAGTAGTTGGCACTGGGGGAAGTATAATTTCATTTGACTTACAGGATCGTGGATATGGATACAATATCGGTGATGTGTTGACTCTTTCTGGAATACCATTCAGAACTGGAATTGGAACTACTGCATTTAAAATTACAGTAAAGAATAGATATCAAAGCAAATTCTCTGGTTGGACTTTTGGTCAATTATTAGAACTTGACGATTTTAGTAATTTATTTAATGGATCCAGAAAGTCATTTTTATTAACAAGAACTATAGTCACTAAAGAATACTATAGCATAAATGCACAAAAAGATTCTGGAATTATTTTGAAAAATAATTTACTTATTTTCTTAAATGATGTATTACAAAAACCAGAAATAGATTATACTTTCAATGGTGGAACTAGAATTACATTCCAAGAAGCACCAAAATATGGAAGTAAATTAAAAATTTATTTTTATGTTGGATCTTCGGAAGATTATGTGATTATTGATGTGGATCAATCAGTAAAACCAGGAGATAGATTGAGATTGCAAGAACAAAATAACGTCCCATCTCAAGATGAAAGAATCATTTATGAATTAATTGCTTCGGATAGCGTCGAAACACAAACTTATGGTGGTATTGGAATAGTAACAGATTCCACATTCTTGAGACCAATAGTTTGGACAAAACAATCTTCAGATCTTATTATTGATGGAATCAAAATATCAAAACAAAGAGATTATCTCGAACCGCAAATATATCCAAGTACAAATATCATTGCTTCAGTTGCATCAACTGATTCAAAAATTTATGTCAAAAATACATATCCATTGTTTAATAACTTGGATGACCTATCGCAAACTTTAAATGATATTATAATTGTTGGTTTGGGAACTACTGCAGTGACCGAAAAAATAAAAAAAGTCACATATTCTGGAGATTATGGGATTGTTGTTGGAATTGCGACAAGTGCTACTGGAATAAGCACATCATCACCTATGATTATTTTTGACATAAATCCAAATCCAAATATTTCCGGAAATGTAATTAGACCAGGAATTTCAACAGGTGATTATTTTGTTATTGAAAATACAATAATTGGTTCCGGTGTAACTTCCATAAAGAATAATTTATCTTCGGTTGTTTCTGTTGGAAATAGTTTTATTGATAATGTTTATTATGCAAGTAATATTGTTTCGGTTGGATCAAGCACTCTTCGTGTATATTCAAATGTAACATCTATTTCTGGAGTAAACACATCTACATTACCTAATCTTAATTTTTACGGAACTTATACTTGGGGATCAATCAATATATCTAGAAATCCAAATTCTAAATCATTTCAATTTTATAATCAAAATGGTATTGCTGGAATCGAAACGTCAGCACACGTTTCTAGATTATTGCAATTGAGATTAACTTATTAATTAAAGTATAAATAGTCAAAAAGAACAAAATGCCCGCTATAATTACTGATCAATTTAGAATATTAAATACAGAAACTTTTGTTAAAAGTTTTACTGGAATTGGTACTACGACAAATTACTATTATAGTTTTTTGGCTCATCCAAATCCCACAAACACAACTATTGAAAATTATGGTACTTCTAATTGGCAAGCACAGCCACCAGAACCAAAAGATTCATTTAGGGATGGGAATTCATACTTTGATAGTATGTTATTTTTGAAAAGGATAACATCCAATGATGTTGCTAGAATTATTCCTAGATTGAATTGGGAATCTGGTGTAAGTTATGATATGTATAGAAATAATTATAGTATTGACAATCCTGCTCCACAAACTGACGCAAAAACTTTATACGAATCTAGGTTTTATGTAATAAATTCCGAGTATAAAGTATATATTTGTTTAAATAATGGATCAAATCCAGAATATCCAAAAGGACAAAAATCATTATATGAACCAAATTTCGTAGATACAAATCCGCAAATAGCAGGGGATGATGGATACTTATGGAAATATCTTTACACAATTTCTCCATCAGACATCTTGAAATTTACAACTGAAACTTATATTCCTGTTCCAAAAACTTGGGGTGATCCGACAACAGAATCTATCAAAAATTCTGCAGTTAATGGAAAAATACAGACTGTAATTATAAAAAATAGAGGATTGGGGTATACACTTTCCGGTGGTGGTGGTTCAACTGGAACTATTACTGACATTCCAATATTAGGAGATGGAACTGGAGGAACAGTATCAATAACAATCAATGGTGGAGAAATTGATACAATACAAGTTACAAATGGTGGTTCTAATTACACTAAAGGATTCATAAACTTTGGTAGTGGTTTTGGGGGAATTCCAGAGATTACAGGAGGTTCTGGGGGTTCTTTGGAGGTGATTATTCCCCCAATTGGTGGTCATGGATTTGATATTTACAAAGAACTTGGATCATATAGAGTTATGATCTATTCAAAATATGATTCTGACCCAGATTATGTTATTGGAAATAATTTTTCAAGAATTGGAATAGTCAAAAATCCAGTTGTTTATGGCAGTCAAGTAGATCCAATAAATACTTCCACAGCAACAAATCTTGGTGCATTGAAATTAAAACCAGTGGGATCTGGCAATACGTCGGATACAACATATCCAATAAATGCATTAATAACACAATCTGTTGGGGTTGGATCCACTGCGGTTGGATATGTTGCTTCTTGGAATGGAAATACTGGCATTTTAAAATACTATCAACCAGTTGGACTATCAACTTTGTCTACATATGGTTATAAGTTAAATTCATTTGTTGGTTCTGAAACAACAATAAATTGCTCCAATGTCACTGGGTCTCCGTTAATTGTGGATACATCATTCTTTGGTGACAATATTCAAGTTGGCGGAAAAATAATTCAACTTGGACAAACTTTTATTGGTGGAATTTCAAATCCAGATATAAAAAAATATTATGGTGAAATCATTTATATTGACAACAGAGCTCCAATAACGAGATCTGCTTCACAAAAAGAAGAATTAAAAATTGTAGTAGAATTCTAAAGAAATGGCACAAAACACTAATTTAAATGTCTCTCCATATTTTGATGATTTTGATGAGAATAAAAACTACAAGAAAGTTTTATTCAAACCTGGATTTCCAATTCAATCTAGAGAATTAAACACTCTACAATCAATTCTTCAAAATCAAACTGAAAAATTTGGTAAATATTTTTTCAAGGAGGGATCAGTTGTTATTCCAGGAGCAACTTTTTATGATGATAGATATTTTGCCGTTAGAATAGATCCATATTTTTTGAATATACCTGTAAAGGAATATACAAATATACTAGCATCCGAAGAGATTGAAATAAAAGGAGAAACTTCTGGTGTAACTGCAACTGTTATTAATAAAATTACAGATACGGAATCTACAGATGGATTCGATACTCTTTATGTAAAATACAAATCTGCTGGAATAGATCCAAATATAAAAACTTTTATTGATGGCGAAAATTTAATCACACTTTCAGATATTGATTATTCTTTAACTAAAATTTCAGCAAATAGTTCATTTGCAAAATGTATAATTTCAAATTCAACTAAAATTGGATCTTGTGCTTCAATTAATGAAGGCGTTTATTTTATAAGAGGATATTTTGTAAAAGTACAAAAAGAAACAATAATTTTAGATCAATATAGTAATTCTCCCAGTTATAGAATTGGGTTATTAATCAATGAAGAAATTATTTCAGCATCAAGTGAAAATCCAGATCTTTTTGACAATGCTCAAGGATTTCCAAACGAATCAGCACCAGGAGCTGATAGATTTAAAATTAGTGTAAGTTTACATAAAAAAGAATTAACTGATTTAAATGATCAAAATTTTATAGAATTGATTCGTGTAGATCAAGGAATATTACAAAAATTTGTCAATAAAACAGAATTAAATATTTTTAAAGAAGAATTAGCAAGGAGAACATTTGAAGAGTCTGGGGATTATTATATTTCCCCATTTGCTATTGATGTAAGAGAATCTTTGAATGATAGAATTTCAAATAGAGGTGTATATTATGAAAATCAATTAACGCAGAATGGAAATACTCCATCTGATGATATTTTTGTTTTACAAGTTTCTCCAGGAAAAGCATACATTAGAGGATACGATATTGATAAATTATCTACATCATCTATAGATTCAGTAAAACCAAGAACTACAAAATCAAAACAGAATGTAAGTCTGCCAATAAAAATTGGTAACTTGGTGAGAACAAATAATGTTTATGGTTCTCCAAAAATTGGATTTTCTACAACATATACAGTAAGTTTATTGAATCAGCGATTGAATGGAAATCGCACAATCGGATCTGCAACAACCATTGGTATTGCTAGAGTTTATGACTTCAACCAAAGATCTGTTTCTGGAGTTTCAACTACTCAATACGATTTAAGACTTTTTGATATTCAAACATATACTTCAGTCACAATAGGATTTGGAATCACTGCATCGGCAGACTCACACATTAAAGGTCAATATAGTGGTGCAACAGGATTTCTAAAAAATTCAATTTCAAATGGAACATCTCTAACCATATATGACACCAAAGGAAATTTCACAATTAATGAACCAATTATAGTTAATGGGATTAACGCAGGTAGAAATTTAACATCAGTAATAGATTATAACTTTACCGATGTCAAATCAGTGTATGGAATAGTTGGAGTATCAACTTTTGCTTCTGATTTTGTTTTGGATCAAAAAGCAAAAGTTTTTACAGAGACAAGTCAATTTACAATTACTTCAGGAACAACAGGAGTCAGTACAGTAACAAGCCCAAGTGTTTCTGATTTTAGATCAATAGTAAAAGTTGGAGATATTGTACAATATTCTAGACCAGGATTCAGTACAATTACATACAATAGAGTATCAAATGTTTCCGCAACCAATCTAACAGTTGTTGGTTTGTCTACAGTTATTGGAGTTTGTGAAGGTGGTCTTGTTGGGTCCGATTTAACTGTTGTTGATTTTGATGTTGTGATTCCATCATTGGAGAATGCATCAAATCCTGGATATACAATTGATGTGCAAAATAGATATGTTTCTTCAATTAATTTATTAGATTCTACATATATTGCAAGAAAGCAAATTTCAAAAAACATTACAGGATCTACATATACTTTCTATCTGAGTGATCTTGGAGATAATAATATCTATTTTGAACCATTTAAAGAAGATAATTATATCTTAACTTGGGAGACAGGACAAAAAGAAGTTTTAACTAACGCACAAGTATCTTTTAGTGGAAATTTAAGAGAATTAACTATTTCTGGTCTTTCTAGAACTGGAAATGCAACTTTATCTTGTACAGTGAAAAGAACATCACTTTCTTCTAAAGAAAAAACATTAGTTAGATGTAATGAATTAATAGTCAATAGATCAAAATATAGTGGATCTGGAATTGGTTCAACTACTTTTAATGATGGACTTACATATAGTTCAGTATATGGAACTAGAGTACAAGATAGTGAAATTTCATTAAATTATCCAGACATCTATAGAATTTTAGGTGTTTTTGAATCTAATGATAGCAACAATCCAACTTTACCATCATTAACAGTTTCGTCACAATCTGATAGTTTTGCAAATAATGTAAAAACTGGAGAACAACTTATTGGAAATTCTTCTGGAGCACTTGCTCGGGTTGTATATGTTGATGGATCAAATCAAATAAGATTTGTATATGAAAATGAAAAAACTTTTGAAATTGGAGAAACAATAACATTTAAAACTTCTTCAATTATTGCAACTATTAGTATTTTGATAGTTGGAGATAGAAATATTGTCAGAAATTATGAATTTGATGATGGGTATAGATTAGAATATGCAGATTATGGAAGAATTATAAGAGCATCTGGAAATTCAGAACCAACTAAAAAATTAAGTATTATTTTTGATTATTATCAGAATAATGAATCATCAGGAACAGTTGAGTCTGTAAATAGTTACAATTCATTAAATTATTCTAAAGAAATACCCTCAGTATTGGGTGTGCGAGCATCTGACTACATTGATTTAAGACCAAAAGTTTCACCATACTCTACATCCAGTACATTATCACCATTTTCGTTCTCAAGTAGAAATTTTTCAGGATCTTCTTCCGAAAGTATTGTTTCCAATGAAACAATTGTAGTTGATTATTCATATTATCTTGGAAGATTGGATAGATTGTATCTAACTAAAGATGGATTGTTTGAAATAAAAAAAGGAGAACCATCCGAAAATCCAAAACTTCCTGTTCCAAATAATGAAGGATTTGAAGTTGCAACAATTTCAATGAATCCTTATGTAATCAATGCTACTAATGATTGTTCAATAAAAACTATACCTCATAAGAGGTATACTATGAATGATATTGGAAATCTTGAAACCAGAATTAAAACATTAGAAGATTATACAACTCTTTCTTTACTTGAAACTGATACAAAAAATCTTTCAATTAAAGATCCAAATACTGGACTTGATAAATTTAAATCAGGATTTTTTGTAGATACTTTCAGAAATCACGAATCTCACAATTTGACTGGTGATTCTAAATTTGATATTGATGTGGAAAATGGAGAATGCAGACCAAGATCAACAGAAAGGAATGTTTCTTTAATTTTTGAAACAAAATCATCTTTGGCAAATCCAACAAATTCAGACTATCGTTGGATTGAAGATTTTGAATCTGACAATATTACAAGAAATGGTGTAGGATTAACTTTAAAATACACTGAAGTTCCATTTATTGTCCAAAGTCTTGCAAGTAGAACAGAAAATATAAATCCTTTCCACATAGCATTATATGCTGGAGCAATTGAACTCACTCCAATATCCGATTTCTGGATTGAAGAAGTTATGCTAGAAACTCCAGATGTAATAAAAATTGATTCTACTTTTGGCGCTGTTGCGGAATTACTTGGAGTAGAAAATAGAGAAAATGGTGGAATGTCGGCAAGTTATTGGAATTCCCACGAAACAACTTGGACTGGAAGAGAATTAATTAGAGAAGAATTGGTCGCTAGTGATTTAGTTTCATCAAAATCATCTGCTGATGAGCAATACAGAAACCAAATACCAAGAAGAAGAAGTGTAACTACTACTACTAATGTGTTTTCTAATGATTATCTACAAACAATCAAACAAACAGGAATAGACAAAACTTTTGGTCTACAATTGACTGCTGGTGAAAAAAATATAAGTCTCGGAAATAGAGTTGTTGGGGTTGATGTTTTATATAATTGCCGCTCTAGAAACATCGAAGTAGTTGGAAACAAATTAAAACCAAATACAAGATATTATGTTTTCTTTGAAAATACAGATGTGACAGAATATTGCACCCCAAAACTTTTGCCAATCACAATGACAAGAGGATCATTTAAAACTTCTGATATTGTAAGAACTTCGGCGGCAACACAATCAGTTGGAAATCCTAAAATTAAATTTAGAGTTGCACAACTCAATCACAAATTTGGTGATTTTAAAACACCAACTGTAACTTATAGTACAGATCCATATACATTATCTCCTTTGGGATCATCATATTCAAGCACCAGTACGCTTATAAACCTTGATACTGGTGATTTAGCACTTCTAGTTGATCCATCACGTTTTGGGTGGGTTAGAAAAGGTTCTGTGATAGCAAATGAATCTGGAACTGCTGAAGCTGTTGTTAATGAATTGAGTTTAAAGAGTGACGAAAAAGGAACTCTTATTTTCTCGTTATTTATTCCGGATCCAAAAATTGCAAGTAATCCTAAATTTACAACTGGAAAAAATACAATTAGAATTACAACAAGTCCAACAAATGCAAATAATTTAGATCTAGGAGAAAGTTCTGCACAAACAACTTATTTTGCTACTGGTTATGCACAAAATACCCAAGAGCAAACACTTTCAATCAAAACTCCAGAAATTGAAAGAAAACAAATTGGTTCTGATCAACCAATCACACAAATAACACAAAATCTTGATGAAAATAGAATTGAAACCAGAACAAATGTTTCTGATACTGGTTGGTATGATCCTCTTGCTCAATCTTTCTTAATTGAAAGAGACAAATATCAAGATGGAGTATTTGTTACTGGTGGAGAAGTTTACTTTAAAACAAAAGATGAAGTTTCTCCGGTGACAATCCAAATTAGAACCATGAAAGATGGTTCTCCAACTGGAGTAATCGTCCCCTTTGCAGAAACACAAGTTGACCCAAAAGACATTCCACTCTCCACAGATGGAAGTGCTGCAACTACATTTAAGTTTTCAACGCCAGTATATTTACAATCTGGATATGAATACGCACTTGTTTTGGTATCTCCCACTAGTAAATACTTAACATTCACGTCTAGGGTTGGTGAAGAGGATTATATTCTCGGATCAATAAGCAATAAGCAACCATATATGGGTTCATTGTTTAAATCGCAAAATGGATCAACTTGGGATCCAAGTCAATTTGAAGATTTGAAGTTTAAACTTTTCAAGGCAAAGTTTGTAACAAATACTCCATCTAGTTTTATATTTTATAATTCGGACCTTCCAAAAGGTAAGATTTTAAAAGAAAATCCAGCAACTTCATATTCGAAGAGACAATATGTTTCTATTGCAAACACAACTATTGCATTTGTCCAAGGAAATAGTTTAACTCAAACAACATCTTATGGTAATATTTTTGATTATGGTGGTCCAGTTGGATTAGGAACAACTTCTCTTTTTGTATCTTCTACTGGAATTGGATTGACTGATGGTACTTTTGCTGGAATTGGATTTAGTGCAATAACTGGTTATGGAAGTTCTTGCGTTGCAACAGTTACTGTTTCTAGTGGTTCTGTAACTAATTTAAATGTAACAAGTGGAGGAAACGGATATAAAGTTGGTGATTTGATTTTGGCAAATCAATTAGGAAATACCGGAACTGGAGTGAGAGCGACAGTTGGAATTGTCACCAATACAAATTTGTTAATTGTTGATGATGTGAATGGATCATTTAATACATCAAATTCTTTGACATATTATAATTCATCTGGTTCATCGTCTGGAATTGCTGCCCCAACTTCTGTCAATAATGATCCAATTAGAGATGGATATACATTGTTTTTTGATCACAGAAATCACGGAATGCATTCAAGTTCAAATAAACTAGAAGTAATTAATTTTAATAGTGATATATCTCCAACAATTCTTTCTTCATCTATTTCAGATACATCAACAACAATAACTGTAAGTAATGCTGGAATACTAACTTCATTTGAAGGTTCTGCTATAGGTGTTGCCAATACTGGTTATTTGTTGATTGATAATGAAATAATTTCTTATAATTCTATTACTGGCAATAACATTACAATTGCGGCAAGAGCAATTGACAATAGTTTGAAGTCATCTCACGCAGCAAACTCATTAGTGTACACTTATCAATTTAATTCTGTTTCATTGAGAAAAATCAATAACACACACAATATTGATTCAAGAGAAAAAACATTTAATAGTTATTATTTAAAATTAGCAGATACATCAAAATCATTCAAAACCACTAAATCTGGTGGCGGAAAAAATCTTGAAGTTTCCCAAAACATTCCATTTGAAGTTATTTCCCCAAGAGTGAACTCAATTACACCTTCTGGAACAAATATTACATCAAGAATTAAAACAATTTCAGGAACTAGTATTAGTGGAAATGAATCCTCATTCGTAGATCAGGGATATGAAAATGTTTCTTTGAATAAATTAAATTATCTCAATAGTCCAAGAATTGTGGCATCAAAAGTAAATGAATATAATTTACTTTCAAATCAAAAGTCATTTGCACTCGAAATGACATTATCCACAACAAAAGAAGACGTATCTCCATTTATTGATCTAAATACTGCCAATATTATCACAATCAGCAATTTAGTCGATGATAAAGTTGATAATTTTGAAACCGATAGTAGATGCAAAATTCCAGGAAATGATCCAAATTCTGCAATATATGAAACTAAAAAAATATCACTGGAATTCCCATCAAACTCACTTTATGTTCAATTTGATGGACATAAACTTGCAGGAGCAGATATTAGAGTTATGTATAAACTTTACAGAAATGATAATTCGGATTTTCAACAAATTTATACTCCATTTAATACTGATGGTTCCTCAGATAAAACAGTAAATCCAAATAATAATTTAAATCAATTTAGTGAATATAAATTTACTGCTGAAAATCTGCCACAATTTAATGGTTTTATGATTAAAGTTATTATGACATCTAATGATCAGTCAAAGCCGCCTAGAATTAAAAACTTCAGATCAATTGCCCTTCGTTCATATGCAGCAGAATGAATAATTATTTAATAGTAGAAACTGATAGAAATTTAATTAGGGATTTAAATTCTAATGCAATCATCAATAAAAATAAAAGTGAATATGATCAATTTTTAAAAATATCAGAACAAAAATATAAAGAAAAAAAAGAATTTGAAAATTTAAAAAATGAAGTCAATTCAATAAAAAGTGATTTAAGTGAAATTAAATCACTATTGACTTTTATTGTGAATAAATGATTTATAAATATCTTAAGAAAGAACTATCTCGGCATAATAATGGCAGCTTCTTATGTTAGTAATATAGTAATTAATGGAGGGGCTGATTTTAATCAAACATTTGATTTTGAAACTACTGAAAATACTCCATTAAATTTAACTGGGTATACTGCATACTCTTCCATTAAAAAAAGTCCAGCATCATCAAAAACTGCTGCAAATTTTTCCATTATATTTGAAAATAGAATTTATGGGAAATTAACTATTTCTTTGGGTTCTACTATAACATCTACTTTAAAACCTGGAAGATATTCCTATGATATTTTATTAGTTAGTTCAACTTCAACTAAGACGAGAGTCGTGGAAGGAAGTGCGATTGTTACTGCGGGCATTACCACGGTATAAAAATGGCAGATATAAGAGTAAGACTTGGTTCAGAAAACGCAATTAGAGTTCCTGCTACATCTATTGTAGCAGGAGGAAAATTATATCAACTTTCTGATGTTGATGTAAATAATGGTCAAGTTGGTGGAATGATTTTAGTATTCAATTCCACCACATTAAAATGGGAAGCAACTAGCAATCCAGTTTTAGTTGGATCATTGACTGTAAACGGGAATACTACACTTGGGCAAGTAAGTACAAATTTAAACACTTTTATTGGAATATCTTCTTTTTTGGGGAAGGTAAATATCGCTGGTTCTATTACAAATGCTGGTGGTGCAATATTTGATAGTGTCAAAATTGATTCAAATATAATTTCATCTTTACCTGGATCTGGAGATACTTTATATATTGATCCCTATCCAATCGGAATAAACACCGGAGGTAAGGTAATAATTAAAGGAGATCTTCAAATTTATGGAGATACTACTTTTTCTGGAATTAGCACTAGAGGATCTGCGTATTTTAATTCTGCTGGCAAATTAATTAGTACTAATTCTCCAGAAGTTGGATATGCGTCCACTTCAAATTATATTTTGACAACAGATAATTCAAATGTTCCGGTTTGGACAAACACAATAGATGGAGGGCAATATTAAAATGAATAATGAAAATGATATTGATGTAACAATTCTAATCAATACATATTCGCAAAAAATATCTTCACTTTCAATTGAAAATATTGTATTAGAATCAAAAATTCAATCTTTAATTAAAGATTTTGAAAAAGAAAGATGTGAGTTATTAGAAAAAATAAAAGAATTACAAGAAGAAACTACTGATAAATATTAAAAGGAAGGTATTCAAATAATGGCACAACCATCATCTCGTCAAGGATTAATTGATTATTGTCTAAGAAAACTTGGTTATCCCGTTCTAGAAATTAATATTGAAGATGATCAAATTGATGATTTGGTAGATGATGCCATTCAATATTTCAATGAAAGACATTATGATGGTATCGAAAAAGTATTTTTAAAACATAAATTAGATCAAACACAATTAGATACAATAAGAACTGGCGTCACAACTTCAACTGCAACATCGGCAGTAGGAATAACAACTGTAGCATACACAGAGACAAATAACTTTTTACAATTACCAGATCACGTAATTGGTGTAAATAATGTATTTAAAGTAGATTCTAGTACAATATCTAGTGGTCTATTTAATATCAAATATCAATTATTTTTGAACGATTTGTATTACTATGGAGCACTTGATCTATTAAACTATGCGATGGTAAAAACATATCTTGAAGATTTGAGTAGAATTATTACTCCAGACATTCAAATTAGATTTAATAAAAAAAATCATAGACTATATTTAGATATTGATTGGAGTCAAATGGGTCCAAATAATTATTTAATTTTTGATTGTTATAGACTAGTAGATCCTTCAGATGCGCCAAGCATTTATAATGATTGGTGGTTGAAAAAATATTTAACTGCTTTGATGAAGAGGCAATGGGGGATCAATTTAAGTAAGTTTCAAGGAGTATCTCTTCCTGGTGGTATTCAATTTAATGGAGAAAGAATTTTAAATGATGGAATAAGAGAAGTTGAAGAAGCAGAAAAACAACTCAAAGATGAATATGAAACTCCACCAATGGATATGATAGGATAATACTATGTCTCCACTTAATCCTTATTTTTTAAATGGAACTGTCGGTGAGCAAAGATTAGTGCAAGATTTAATCAATGAACAGTTAAAGATGTTTGGACAAGATGTTGTCTATATGCCCAGAAAAATAGTAAATAAAAGTAATATATTAAAAGAAGTAACTGTATCTAAATTTGATGATTCATATAGATTGGAAGCTTACGTAATGAATTATCAAGGTTTTGGGGGAAGAGGAGATATACTATCAAAATTTGGTGTTCAAACTACTGATGAATTAACTTTAATTATATCAAGAGAAAGATACGAAGATTTTGTATCTGCTTTTATTGCAAACAGTGAAGAAATAGAAGTATCCACAAGACCTGAAGAAGGTGATATAATTTATTTACCTTTAGATAATACAATATTTGAAATTAAATATGTAGAAGCAAAGTCTCCATTCTACCAATTAAATAATCTTTATGTTTATGAATTGAGATGTGAGGTATTTGATTATGAAGCAGATGAAAATATTAATACTGGCATTAGTGAAGTCGATGAGTCAGTAAAAGATTTTGGGTATATTACAACTTTAAATATGGTTAAATCTGATGCTGCACCAGCATCTGCAATTGTAATACTTGCATCCAGTCTTGCGCCAGTAACTGGTGGTTCAGTTTCTAAAATTGATCTGATTAATGACGGTACTGGTTATTTAACAACTCCAACTATTTCTATTTCTCCTGCAATTTCTGGAGGAGTAAACGCAACTGCGGTTGCAATTATGACAAGTCGTTCAAATCAAACTGGAAAATCAATTGATAGGATATTAATAACAAATCCAGGAATTGGTTATACAGTTACGCCATCAGTTACAATTTTAAGTTCAAATGGTTCTGGAGCAATAGCAACAGCAATTGTATCTTCTGGTTCTCTTGGTACATTTGAATTTATTAACAATGGTGTGGGGTATTCTACTAATCCTATAGTATCAATATCAACAGCACCTTTTGGCGGAATAAACGCAAAAGCAGAATCCGTAATCAATTCTCTAGGAATAGTAACTGCCATTAGATATAGTAATGCCGGATCTGGATATACGACAATACCTTCAATTTCTTTCTCTTCACCTGTTGGAATTTCTACTGGAAATTATGTATTCAATGAGATAGTTAAAGGTGTTTCTACCGGAACAACTGCACACGTTGCTGATTGGGATTACGATACAAGAATACTTAAAGTCAAAATAACAAATGGATCTTTTGCTTTAGGCGAATCTATAATTGGTATGGGGACAAATTATGGCGGTTCAAATTCAAATTATAAACTTCTTTCAGTTAATACACAAGATGAATATGATCCATATGCAGAGAACATTCCTATTGAATCAGAAGCAGATGAATTTTTGGATTTTAGTGAGCGCAACCCCTTTGGAGATTTTTAAATCTAAATAATTAATAAAAGGACATTATTATGTTAGGAGAATACTATTATCACGAAATAGTCAAAAAAACCATAATTGCGTTTGGAACTTTATTTAATAATATTAACATAAAGCACAAAAATCAAGATGGTAGCGATTATAGTACAATAAAAGTTCCTATTGCATATGGTCCAGTAGAGAAGTTTACGGCAAGATTAGAACAAAAACCAGATTTAAGAAACAGGGTTTCTATTGTTCTACCAAGATTGGCATTTGAAATGACTAGTATTCAATATGACAATACTAGAAAAGTTTCTACTATGCAAACTTTCAAAGCATTAAGTTCTACAGACAATCAGGTAGTAAAGAAAGTTTTTATGCCTGCTCCATATAATATTGGCATTCAACTTTCGATTATGACCCAATATAATGATGATGCGTTACAAATCATTGAGCAAATTCTTCCATATTTTCAACCATCTTTCAATTTAACAATAAATTTGGTTTCATCCATAGGAGAAAAAAGGGATATTCCTATGATACTTGAAAATATCAATTTTAAAGATAATTATGATAGTGGTTATGAAGAAAAAAGAATTATAATTTATGATTTGAGTTTTACTGCCAAAACTTATTTATTTGGTCCTATTCCAGACAATACGGAAGGATTTATCAAAAAAGTTCAGGTGGACTATTACTCAGATACAGACACCAAAAATGCATCTAGACAACTTCGCTATATTGCGGAACCAAGAGCAATTAAAGATTATAATGAAGACAGCACAACTTCTCTTGCACAAGATGTAGATGATAAAATTACTAAATTTATAGTGAATGATGCAACTTCTCTTATAGAAGATACATATATACAAATTGATGATGAAGAAATGTATATTAAATCTATATCGGGGAATACTATTACAGTATTGAGAGGTAGGGATGATTCTTCTGTAGTTTCACATTTAAATGGTTCATCTGTAAATCTCATCAATGCTGCAGATGATAATTTGATTGAACAAACAGATGATTTTGGGTTTGACGAATATCGTTTTGATTATGGTGATGGTAAAATTTATAGTCCTTCTAAAGGTATTGACGTATGAATAACAAATTTGACGACATAAATGAAGCATTGGATATAGAAGCAACTCCAATAGAAAAAGAAATTGTAAAAAGATCTTCATCAAAATTATCTAGACCAATAGATAAAAATGATTTAGATGCTGATTATGAATATGCAAGAGGGCACTATTATGCTTTATTGGAAAAGGGACAAGAAGCAATTGATAGTATATTAGAACTAGCACAAAGTTCAGAAAAAGCAAGGGATTTTGAAGTTGCTCTTCAGGGAATTAAAAGTATGGCCGATGTGGTAGATAAACTTATGGAATTACAGCAAAAAAATAAAAAAATAAGAGAAGAAGATAAATCTAATCCAAAGAATGTTACGAATGCACTTTTTATTGGTTCTACTGCAGAATTGCAAAAATTACTCAAGAAAGGAATCATAGATTCTAAATAGTTAGAAAGTTTTATATGAAAAATTTTAAAGAGTTTATAGATGAAACTAAAGTAATAAAATTAAAATCACATAAAACTGTAGACGAAATAGCAAAAAAACACAGACTTGATATTTCTTTTATACAAAATCAACTTGAGATGGGAATACCAATCGAGCACGAACATACTCGTGATAAAGTTTTAGCAACTGATATTGCTTTGCAGCATTTGAATGAAATTCCAGATTATTATACTCGTCTGAAAAAAATGGAGGCATCTGCAAAGAAAGAGCACAAAAAATTTAAAGATGTGGTAGAAGAAAAAGAGGAAAAAAGATATTGCAATCTCTGTAAAAAAGAAGAATCGCAAAAAGAATGTAAATATGGTCCTGTTATGTGGAATATAAACACGGGAGGATTGACACAAAATCAAATTAAATTTAATACCACTAGAATACATCCTGCAAATGAATCAGTGACCATTGAAGATGTAAATGGCAATACTTTTTTGGAAGTTATTGATTTAATTAAACCAGAAAAAATGAAAGGCGTTAGTGAAGAAACAAAATCTGGTGATTCATCTCTCCATGATTGGTTTTCAAAAAGCAAATCAAGTGATGGAAAACCAGGATGGGTTCAGTTAGGAGGTAGATACGCAGGCAAACCTTGTGCCAAACAACCAGGACAAAATACTAAACCAAAATGTGGTTCATCAAAAATGTCTGCAAATATGTCCGATGAGGAAGAAGATGCAGCAGCAAGAAGAAAAAGAAAAGAAGACCCAAATCCAGAAAGAAGTGGGAAAGCAAAAAATGTTGCAACTGAAGAATTTGTAAATGAAGATGCTTGTAAAGAAAAAGTAAAATCTAGATATAAAATATGGCCTTCTGCTTATGCATCTGGGGCAGTTGTTAAATGCCGTAAAGTTGGTGCGGCAAACTGGGGAAATAAGACAGAAAAAAATAATGTCTCGGAAAACTATCTGAGGATACAGACTCGCGGAACAACTTATAGTATAGTTCTCAATTGGAGAGGTAAATATATTACAACTCAAATGTTCTTCCAACAATTTACTAGACCAACAAAATTAGAAGTAACAAGAGAAGTTAGAAAAGTTTATCCAAATGCGATTGTATTAGCATTCAATCCATCATTAAAAGATCCAACAAAACCATTATTATTTACAGGACAAACTAATGAACCCAGATAATATTGAACTTGACAATTTAAGTAAAATTTTTGAATATGAAAAAATATCAAGAGAATTAGAATCTTGCACTAATATTGATTTACTAAAAAATATTTGTAGGTGCTACGTGAAACTTTATTTTAAGCAACAGGAAACACTAACACTATTGAATATAAAAGAATTTGAGGTAAAATAAGTATGAGCAGTGGTGATCAGTATCTGGGCAATCCTTTATTAAAAAAAGCGAATACGCCAATAGAGTTTACTAAGGATAATATTGAACAATACATAAAATGTAAAGAAGATCCTGTATATTTTGCAAGAAATTATATAAAAATTGTTTCTCTTGATCATGGTCTTGTATCATTTAATATGTATAAGTTTCAAGAAAAACTTATCAGTAATTTCCATGATCATAGATTTAATATATGTAAAATGCCAAGGCAGTCTGGAAAATCCACTACTGTAGTTTCCTATTTGCTCCATTACGCAATATTTAATGATAATGTCAATATTGCAATTCTTGCCAATAAAGCGTCTACTGCCAGAGACCTTCTTGGGAGACTTCAATTAGCATACGAAAATCTTCCTAAATGGATGCAGCAAGGAGTTCTGATATGGAACAAAGGTTCACTAGAACTTGAGAACGGTTCCAAGATTGTTGCTGCTTCTACTAGTGCATCTGCTGTTCGTGGTGGATCATATAATATTGTATTTTTGGACGAATTTGCGTTCGTTCCAAATAATGTCGCGGAAGAATTTTTTAGTTCAGTGTATCCTGTTATATCATCTGGTAAATCTACCAAGATGATTATTGTTTCTACCCCTCACGGGATGAATCATTTTTATAAAATTTGGCACGATGCGGAAAGAAAAAAGAACGAATATATATCAACCGAAGTTCATTGGAGTGACGTTCCTGGTAGAGATGAGGAATGGAGGCGCCAAACAATAGCAAATACCAGCGAACAACAATTTGCAGTTGAATTTGAGTGCGAATTTCTTGGTTCTGTTGGAACTTTAATCAATGCATCAAAATTGAGAAACTTAGTTTATGACGATCCAATAGAAAGAAGTGGAGGATTGGATGTATACGAAGAACCACAAGAAGATCACACTTATATAATGACTGTGGATGTTTCGAGGGGATTAAATAATGATTACTCTGCCTTTGTTGTTTTTGATATAACTACGTTTCCATATAGAATAGTTTCAAAATATAGAAATAATGAAATTAAACCTATGCTTTTTCCAAATATTATTTTGGACGTAGCAAAAGCATATAATAAAGCATTTGTTTTAGCGGAAGTTAATGATATTGGAGAGCAAGTAACAAGTATTTTACATTTTGATTTAGAATATGATAATATTCTAATGTGTGCAATGAGAGGTAGAGCAGGACAATTAGTTGGGCAAGGATTTTCTGGAAAGAAAACTCAATTGGGCGTTAAAATGTCCAAAACAGTAAAGAAAGTTGGTTGCTCCAATTTAAAAACGATTGTAGAAGATGATAAATTAATATTCAATGATTATGATATCATTAGCGAACTTACAACCTTTATCCAAAAAAATCAATCATTTGAAGCAGAAGAAGGATCAAATGATGATTTGGTAATGTGTTTAGTTATCTTTGCTTGGTTGGTTGTCCAGGATTATTTCAAGGAGATGACCGAAAATGATGTTCGCAAAAGAATATATGAAGACCAAAAAGAACAAATAGAACAAGATATGTCTCCTTTTGGATTCATTACTGATGGTCTAAATAATGAAAATACCTTTGTTGATACTGAAGGAGATACTTGGAAAGTTATTGGTGGCAATCAAGTTCAAGGTGATGAAAATGGGTGGCACCTTGATGAGTATGGGGATAGTTCATATATGTGGGAATATAGGTAAGTTTAGCAATTTATAAATACTTCTAGACAAAATGAAACTTCTTTAGAGGGAAAGACATGTCGCTAAACTTAGTATCTCCAGGGGTCAATATAAGAGAAGTTGACTTAACTATTGGGGGAATTACTGCATCAAATGAGCAGGTTGGCGCAATAGCAGGTCCATTTTCAAAAGGACCAGTCAATGTACCTATTTTAATCCAGAATGAGAATGATCTTCTCAATACATTCGGAAAACCACTTTCTACTGATTCTCAGTACGAATATTGGTTGAGTGCTTCTTCATACTTATCATATGGTGGTATTCTCAGAGTTCTTAGAACAGATGGAACTGCATTAAATAATTCAAACGCTTCTGTCGGTGGTGGGTCAACGACATTAAAAATTTCTTCATATGAAGATTACATCAATCAATATACTACCGATTCCTCTTGGTCTTATGCATCAAGAAATCCAGGATCTTGGGCAAATAAATTAAAAGTTTGTACTATTGATGCTTTTGCGGATCAGACTATTTCTGGTATATCTACTGCTTCAATTTCCGTTGGAATGGGCATAACACAATCTACAGTTGGTAGAATCTTACCAGGTATTGGTGTGACATCTTCATCTTCTGGGTATTTGAGAGGAATTATCACTGGCGTAGGTGTAAGTGAAATATATGTAAAAATTAGTGATGTGGCATCAGTAGGAAATACTGTTTCGCAAATTGCTTACACCGAAGGTGGTGCATATTCATTCCAAACTCCAACAACATCTACTGTATCAACAACAGTTGGAGTTGCAACAACTTCTGGTTTTATAAGTGAAGTGTTTGATGTTTCAATTACTGGAATTGTAACAACCGGAATTCAACCTGGTGATACTATTTCTGGAACAAATGTATCAACGGGAACAACCGTCATTGGTATTGGGGTAAGTATAATCTATGTCGATAAAGCAATCACTGCTGGCATTGGAACAACAACGTTTACTTTCACGAGAGGTTCCACAACAACTACTATTTCAAATTCAGTTATTGTAAGTAGTGCTACAACTGCAGGAATTAGCACAATTACTTCTGCGACTTTCTCAGATTGGTACAACCAACAAACTTTGGGTCTTACCAATACTACGATTTATTGGAAATCGATTGCAGAAAAACCAAAAACTTCCCAATATTCTTCCGAAAGAAGCGGTCGTAATGATGAAATTCATATTGTAGTTGTAGATGACACTGGTTCAGTTAGTGGAATTTCTGGAAATATTTTGGAAAAATATACTTATCTTTCAAAAGGATTAGATAGTAAAATATCTCCATCTGAACAAGTATATTACAAAGATTTTATTGCATCAAATTCTTCATATATTTTTGCAGGAAAGTCTCCAGATGGAACTTCTACTGGATTTGGTTCAACTACTGGATTTACCACTACTGGAAATGGAAATTGGGGAGTAAATGCTCAAGGAACTACATTTAGTGCTTCTGGAAATGTTACTTATAATTTAACTGGTGGTGTGGATTATTCTACTTCTGGTGGAATGGGATCTTCACTTTCAGATATAATTACATCTTATAATATTTTATCAAATCCAGCGGAATATCAAGTCAATTTCTTAATCAATGGTCCTTCTGGTGGGGCATCAATTTATGAATCCCAAGCAAAAGCAAATGCTCTAATTGCAATTGCTGAATCAAGAAAAGATTGTGTTGCTGTGATTTCCCCACACAAATCCGGAATTGTAAATATTACAAACTCTGACACTCAAACCACTAATGTTATTAATTTCTTTGATCCAATCACATCCAGTTCTTATGCTGTATTTGATAGTGGTTATAAGTATATGTTTGATAGATTCAACAATACTTTCAGATACATTCCCTGCAATGCCGATGTTGCCGGTCTGATGGCTAGAACATCTATTAACCAATACTCTTGGTTCTCTCCTGCTGGTGCCTCTAGAGGGGCAATTAATGGTGCCGTAAAGCTTGCTTACAATCCATCAAAAGCACAAAGAGATCTATTGTATCCTAAGAGAATTAATCCAATTATTTTCTCTCCTGGTGCTGGCATTATTCTTTATGGAGACAAAACTGCACTTTCATATACTTCCGCTTTTGATAGAATTAACGTTCGTCGTTTATTCCTCACAATTGAATCTACAATTGAAAGAGCAGCAAGAGCACAGTTGTTTGAATTTAATGATATAATCACAAGATCAAACTTTGTAAATATTGTTGAACCATATCTTCGTGATGTAAAATCAAAGAGAGGTATTATTGACTTCTTGGTTGTTTGTGATGAAACAAATAACACTCCCGACGTGATTGATGGAAATCAGTTTAGAGCTGATATCTTTGTTAAACCTGCAAGATCAATTAACTTCATCGGACTTACCTTTGTTGCTACACGCACAGGTGTAAGTTTTGAAGAAGTTGTTGGAAACGTTTAATTCAATAGAGGAAACCCACAATGGCTAACTTAAACATTCCAAATACAAAAGATAGAACCCTTGATCAATTCAAGGGAAGAATGCTCGGGGGTGGAGCGAGACCTAATTTATTTGAATGTGAATTGTTTTTTCCTTCCGATTCAATTCCATTAGGAACTACCGAAGATGCGCTTTCGGATAAAACTAGATTTTTAGTTAAAGCTGCAAATCTTCCTGCTTCTACTCTTGGAGTTATTGATGTTCCATTTAGAGGAAGAAACCTCAAAATTGCTGGAGATAGAACATTTGACCCTTGGACTATTACCGTAATTAATGATTCCGATTTCATAATTAGAACTGCTTTTGAAAGATGGATGAATCTTATCAACAAGCACGAGGATAATGCTGGAAAAAATAATCCAGTAGATTATCAGAAAGAAGTTTATGTGAAGCAATTTGGAAGAGCTTTAACTAATGGTTCAACTCCAATAAGTGCAACTCAAATTCCAGTATTGAAGCAATATAAATTCTACGGAGTTTTCCCAACTTCAGTAAGTGATATTGCTCTTTCGTATGATTCTTCAGATACAATTGAAGAATTCACTGTAGATCTTCAAGTTCAATGGTGGGATGCTCTTGATCCTTCTGGCGCAACTCAACTTGGAACTGGGGCATAAATAGTAGAAACTGATTTAATTATTGATGGCTAAATTATTTGGATTTAAAATACAAGATACTACTGGAGCAGATAAGTCCAAAGGCATTATCTCTCCAGTACCTCCTAATGAGGAAGATAAGTCAGATTTTTATCTTCAAAGTGGATTTTATGGCCAATATGTAGATATTGAAGGTGTTTATAAAAGTGAGCAAGATTTAGTAAGAAGATATCGTGAGATGGCACTTCACCCAGAATGTGATAGTGCCATTGAAGATGTAGTAAATGAAGCAATTGTATCAGATTTGAATGATTCTCCCGTAGAGATTGAACTTTCAAATCTTCCAGCTTCAGATAAATTGAAGCAAATTATTAGAGACGAATTCAAAACAATCAAAGATATTTTAGATTTTGATAGAAAATCACACGAAATTTTTAGAAATTGGTATATCGATGGAAGAATCTTTTACCATAAAGTAATTGATCTAAAAAAACCAGAAGAAGGAATAAAAGAAATAAGATACATTGATCCACTTAAAATTAGATTTATTCGTAGAGCAGAACAATCTGGACCAAATGCAAATTTCCCAACTCCTATGGGAACAAGTAAGGATCCAATTGATATCTATCAAGCACCAAAAATAGAAGAGTATTATCTGTATGATCCAAATGCCGCTATGGGTAGTGGCGGATCAATTTCATTCAGAAATGATTCAAAAAGTGTAAAAATTGCAAAAGACGCGATTACATTTATCACATCTGGTCTCGTAGATCGCAATAAACAAACAGTTCTTTCTTATCTTCATAAAGCAATTAAAGCACTTAATCAATTAAGAATGATTGAAGATAGTCTTGTAATTTATAGACTATCTCGTGCTCCAGAACGTAGAATTTTCTATATTGACGTTGGCAATCTGCCAAAAATCAAAGCTGAACAATATCTTCGTGATGTGATGAATCGTTATAGAAATAAACTTGTTTATAATGCCGATACTGGAGAAATTCGTGATGATCGCAAATATATGGCAATGCTTGAAGATTTTTGGTTGCCCCGTAGAGAAGGTGGTCGTGGAACAGAAATCACTACACTCCCTGGTGGGCAAAATCTTGGAGAACTTGCTGATATTGAATACTTCCAAAAGAAACTTTACAAATCTTTAAATGTCCCATCAAGTAGAATTGACGTTGGTGGTGGTGGATTCAATCTTGGAAGATCTTCTGAAATTTTAAGAGACGAACTTAAATTTACAAAGTTTGTAGGAAGACTGAGAAAGAGATTTTCTCAGATGTTTAATGATTTCTTAAAAACACAACTGATTTTAAAAAATATTATTACCCCAGAAGATTGGGAATCATTATCAGAACATATCCAATATGATTTTATTTACGATAATCATTTTTCTGACTTAAAAAATAACGAACTATTAAACGACCAATTGGGTGTTGTTGCTGCTATGCAACCATATATTGGAACTTATTTTTCTTCGCAATATGTAAGACAAAAAGTTTTAAGACAATCCGATAGTCTTATGCAAGAAATTGATGAGCAGATCAAAAAAGAAATTAAAGATGGCATTATAGCAGATCCAGCAACAATTGATCCATCTACTGGTATGCCTTTCCAAGATAATACTGGAGGAATGCAAAACCCTGGGGGAATGGATTTGGGACAACCAATGATGGAGCCTGACTTAACAAAACAAGCAAAATCCACTCAAATCAATATGCCTAAAGGTGGAGAGATATAAATAGTTTTTAGTTATTAATATATTATAACAATATGGACGATTTAATAGATATGATTGCTGCTGGTGATTCCCAATCACAAGTTTCTGATCGGATCAAAGATCTTCTTTTCAGTAAAAGCGCAGAAAGAATAGATGCAGTAAGACCATATGCTGCTGCTAGTCTTTTTGGTGAAGAAGATTCGGAAACTTATGAAGATGATGAATCTGACGAAGATGAAGATGAAGATGAATACGAAGATGAGGAAGACTGATGGCAACAAAAATTGTCCAAGATACACAAATTCCAAGATTGGCACCATCTGTCGGTGTTGCCGCAACAAGTGTTCCTATTGCACTTAAGAGTGGTTACTTAAGAATTACCATTGGATCAACTACTGGTAGTTCTGGTGGATATATTGCTATTGGAACAAATCCAGTGGCAACTCAAGATAATTATCACATTACTTCGTACAGTATTGATACTATAAAAGAAGTAATGAGAAGGCAACAAATATCTGGAATTACTACTGGAACAACAACAACATTATTGTTTGGTGAAAATGCAGGAAATCCTTTTTTGGGTACAGAATTTGTTAGCATTGTTGGTGCTCCAACTGCAGGAATAAACACATCTCATAATGCAATACTTTCAAGAACAGAATCATCTCTTACTATTGATTTTAATAGTTCTTCGATAGTATCTCCAAACATCAGTGGAGCAACTGTATGTAAAAGTGTCAAAGTATCTTGTCTTACATTTGAACCAGATACTTTCTTTAATATTGCAGAAGTAGTCACACTAGTATCAGAATAAAATGAAACTAATCACAGAAGAAGTCCAAAAAGTAGAATTTATTATTGAAGGGACTGGATCCTCCAAAAGAATGTTCATTGAAGGTATATACCTTCAGGGAAATATGAGGAATCGTAATGGAAGAGAATATCCACTCGAAATTCTTGACCGCGAAGTACGTCGTTACAACGAGTCTTTTATCCAAAAAGGTCGTGCTCTTGGTGAACTTGGACATCCAGATGGACCAACAATCAATTTAGATCGTGTTTCTCATAAAATTACTTCACTTGTTCGTGAGGGAAATAATTTTAAAGGAAGATCACAACTACTTTCTACTCCTATGGGAAAAATTGCACAATCACTTATTGGCGAAGGTGTGACTCTTGGGGTTTCTTCTCGTGGTGTTGGTTCATTAATTCAAACGAATGAAGGACATAAAGTTGTTGGTGAAGATTTTATGTTAGCAACTGCTGCGGATATTGTTGCCGATCCA